TCATGCAGCGGCCTCTTCAACCGGGCGCAATTCCCGCTCCAGGCACTTGCAGAGCGGGAGGAAGATGTTTTCCCAGAAGTGCTTGTGCGCCGGCTTCATCCGCGTGCAGACGTGCTCGTAGCAGTTGGCATCGAAGGTGTGCGTATCGCTCACGGCATCGACCAGGCGCTCGATCGTGTCGCATTCGTAATTGGCGATCATGGTCCAATCCTCGCGCGCCTGATCCTTGGTTAGCCGCTTCTCGCGCCGCCGCTCGATCACGCCCTTGCGAAACTCGTTGGCAGTCGCCTCCCGGTCGGGCTCCGTGAGTTCCGAGCCGGCGAACTTTCCCATGATGTAGCCACATTCCCCTCGGCGCCCCGCCTCGGCCAAGAAGTGCTTCAGCCTCGTGGCCATCGATGACCAGGTGTAGGCGTAGCTGCCATAGCTGGTGTGGAATAGGATTTCGCCACAGTGGTCCACGCGGCCGTTCGGCGCGGTGCGGGTCCACTCCCGCAGCAGTGCGGTGCCGCCATCCCAACGGTCAGAGAAGCAGTAGACCTCGAATGGACGCTCGATGCGGCTGACTTTCATCTCGTGATTCATGCGGCTTCCTGTTGATTGGCCCGCGCGGCTTGGCAGGCGGGGTTCAGCCACAGCGCCTCCACCCGGCCTGCGCCGGTGTCCGCCACGGCATCGCGGGTGACGCACTGCCAGCCGGGCAGCATGTTGTCGTATAGCTCGCTGGGGTAGCCGGAGACGATGACCATGGCCTGGCGAAGGCCGCGGATCGTCTCCAGCAGCCGGACGTGGCCAGGCCCGCTCATGTCGTGCGCGTAGATGCTGACGGTGCGCGTCTCAGGCAGATACGGCGGATCGATGTAGATTAGACAGTCGGGTCGGTCGAAGCGGCTGATCAGTTTCACGCCGTCGCCGTGCTCGATCACCACGCCCCGGAGCCGGTCGGCGCATTGCAGCACGACCTCCGGCATCGCCCTCAGCGAATTCACCCGCGCGACGAAGCCGTCATCGTTCACTCGCGCATCGAAGCCGGACTTCTGCCAAATGCCCTTGCTGGACATGCCCATGAACGAGCGCGCCACCAGCTGCCGCGCTGCTTCCACTGCATCGGCGCTGGACTGGTAGCAGTCGGCATATTCGTCGCGGGCGTACGGCGTCAGCGCGAGCGCTTCAGCCAGGCGCTGGGCCATTGCCTCGTCCCGCAGCACGCGGAAGAAGTTCACGACCTCGGCGTCGAGGTCGTTGTAGATCTCAGTCGGCACCCTCGCCTTACGGAGTAGCACGCTGGCTCCCCCGCCGCAGGGCTCGACGTACACTTTGTGCGGCGGGAAATGGCTGATCACCCATTCGGCGATCTTCCATTTGCCGCCGTGATACCTCAGGGGGGGGCGCGAGACCTTCATGCCGCCCCCCGCCGCTCGGCCAGCCGGGCGCAAGCCCCGCGCGGCCAGGCCCAGATGACCCGATCACGGCCTTGTCTTCCGGTGCGCGGATCGCTGCTGCCGCTGCGCGAGAAGCCGACCTTTTCCCAACCGTCGAACCGGTACGTGTTGCCGCTGTGCAAGTCCGCATCCTGATAGCTGATCGCCACTGGCACGCCCAGGCCAGGAAACACGAACTCGCGCCACAGCCGGAGTGCCACGCGGCATAGGCCTGGCCGGTCTGCGCAGAGGCGCGCCAGCTCCAGGCAGTTCGAGCGGTCCAGATGGCCCAGGCCGCCGCCCACGTGCTCACGGATCAGCGTCGACGTATAGGTGAGCGCCACGAGCTGCTCGGCGTGGAACAGGCCGTGCACCCAGGGGGTATTGTCGTAGGGCCGCTCCACGGCGCCCATGCGATGGCCCCAGCGGCGCAGGGCGTCGTTGGCCTGGTCCGGTGGGATGGAGTCGAAGCGGATGAGCGGGAAGAGGCTCACGTCACCCCCCCCCCCCGCCTGACCCGGTGTATGCTTGCCGCACAACACCGAGGAGATCAGGCCGTGGCCACCTACGTCATCTGTCCGAGTTGCAAGAAGCCAGTGCCGCAAGGCCCGCAGCAGAAATGCACCCGCTGCGCTTCCAGCACGGTCGGCGGCAAGACCATCAGCGAGTCGGAGGCGCAGGCGCTGATGGCGGCGCAAAAGAGGTAGCATCACGCCGCCTCCTTCAGCTCAGTCTCAAATCCCAGGTCTTTCTGGGTAATCTCCCGAGGAATTGAGACAGGCCGCGGCCACGCCTTCAGCACCTCGCGCGCCACCATGACGATGACGCGGAAAGGGTTGGGCCGCTTCAGCCGCAGGCGCCGGTTGATTCGCACCACATCGGCGGCGTGGTAGCCGAACATCCAGAACTTGTAGCGGGCCAGGGATTCCCAGGCCTTCAGCTCGGCCTTGGCCAGGTCGGACAGCAGCTGGTCGCGGATGTCATCCATTCGCGATCTCCAGCAGCACATCGGCATGGCAGGGCGCTCCCGGCGGGCACCAGCAAGCCAGGTTATTGCCGCGCAATTCCTTGCGCGCCAGAGCGATGGATGCTCCATCGAAGGCGACGCATGCGCGGAAGCGCTGGACGGCTTCCTCGGCGGTCCCGCACTCTTCCCCCCAGTTGCGAAGCTTCCAGCCCCAGACCTCAAGCAGGTGCTTCACCGGCGGTCCGTAGTCACGGAAAGGATTGCCCCACTTCGTAGTCCGGTCGACCTTCACCGTATTGGGCGGCATGCGCCAGCCCTTGGCGCGGCTCAGCTGGATGCGCTCGGGTGTCATGCCGCCACCCCGCTGCGCAGCTCCTCGACGAACTCCTGCAACTCCGGCTCCTGCGGATAGAACTCGCACTGCTGCCGGCGCGGGCAGAACACTGCCATCAGGCCGGTAGTGATCTCCAGACCGCAGGTCGTGCAGCGGGGATCGCCGCACTCGATCTTGATTTGCTCGGCCATCAGGCTTCGCCCTCCTTCTTGAACCGCACCAGCTTTCCGTCCGCTTCGTGGTGCACGAGCAGGCCGCGCAGATCGAGGTAGCGCACCGCCTCGGCGACGAACTCGGCATCCTCCGGCTCGGCAACGGCCGTGTCGTACCACCAGATGCGGCGGTTCTTGGTCATCAGGCAGTAGCACTCGATATCAGACCGGGACACGCTGTCGGCGATCTTCAGCGCCAGGGCGACAACTTCCGGTGACACGGTCTTGCCGCCCATCAGCGCACCAGCAGCCATTGGACCGACCCGCCCGCGTTCACCTTGTCGAGCGGCACGTCACCCGTGGGTTCATCGCCCTCCCAGCCGTCCGGCCAGGTCTCCGCCGCGATCAGTTCCCGGATGCGGGCTTCTTCCTCGGCATTGAGCAGGTCCAGCACCGGCCGCCCCTGCTCTGCCGCGGCGCTGTTCACTTCGGCCTGGATGGCCAACACCTGGCCCAGCGCCTCCAGCCGAGCCTCGAAGGTGAGCGGGCCCAGGCGCTGCGGGTTGGATGAAAAACCCCCGCTCTTCAGCGGCTCCAGGCCTGGCTTGCGCAGGCGGTTCTCGGGCTTCCGCAGCCAGCGGTAGATCGGCTTGAGGCGGCGCAAGGGCGCGAGATAGGACCACTCCGGCGTGAGCAGGACGGCATCCAGCGCCGTTTCCTTCTCGGCCAGCGGACAGCCCACGCAGCCGGTGCGCGCGTTGATCTCCTCGGCCTCGTCGCCGCCGTAGGCATCAGCGATCGGCGCGGTGTACCAGGCGCCGTACTCCGGCATCGGCGCGTAAATGCGCAGCCAATCCCAGACCAGGCAGACCCGCCAATGCAGGATCGGCGCCAAGGTCGCCAGCTTGCCGCGCAGGCCCGGCGACTCCGGCACCACCTTCTGGTACCAACCCTGGCCACATTCGGCGCCGTCCTTGGAACAGCTCATCTCGATGCGCCGGTCGCGCACCGCCGACTCGCCCTCGCGGACGCCGGTGATCATCACCGCGGAGCCACCAAGCTCCTCCAGGCGCGCGCCCAGCGCCTCCTGCATCGGGTCGACTTTGATCTGCCGGGTGCACCAGCGGAGCGTATTGTTGTTCGGCGGCGGCACGCCACGGCCGAGGATGTAGACGAAGAAGCGCTTGTCCAGCGGCGCCGTCACGATCTCGACCCGGATCCCGATCTCCCGAAGCCGGGCAATGATCGCCATCGCAGCCACTGCCAGCGGCAGCAGTTCCATGCGGGTGTCGGCATAGAAGACCGTCAGTGACTTCGGCCGCGGCACGGCTCCGCTCTCGATCAGCGCGATCACCAGCGTTAAGGTGCAAGTCGAATCCTTTCCGCCGGACCAAGCGATGGCCCAGTGCTCATGCACCGTGGCGTGGGCCAGAAGCGACTGGACGGTCAGTTCCATGGCCTCGCCGACCTCCATGCGCGGGGAGGCGCTGAACAGGTCGGCCTGGATGCGGGGACGGCTCACGCAGCGCTCCCGCACGAAATGGCGATGATCTGTTCGCGCACCCACACCGGCTCGTTGCTGAGGATGAAGGTCTCGCCCGACCAGGCCAGCAGGAGGGTCTTGTACATCTGGCTGGCGATGGCCTGCGCCGTGTCCGGCGGCACCATGTTTCCGATGCGCTCCCGCTTCCGGCTTTCGGAGTTACCCGCCATGCGGAAGTCGGCCCATTCCTCCAAGTCGACGTAGCTCTGCAGGGCGCCGTTCTCCAGGGTCGAGAACGGGCGGTGATAGGTGCCGTCCTCGGCGAGGATGATGGCGTTGAGGCGGTCAGCTGGCGCCGGCAACCGCGGGTCTGCGACGTTGCCGAAGCCGTTGTCATGGCGCCCGGCGCCGGTGACGGCATTCGACGGCCGATCCCATGGAATGACGCCATAGTGGCCGCAGGTCAGGTAGTGGTCACCCTTCCCGCGATCGAGGCCGGGCCGCGGGTCCGCCACCGCCTGGGCTCCGCTCTGGAAGCGCGCGCCGGTGATCGTCCCGGCATGTCCATCCCAGTCCTGCACCTGCAGCTTGCTGCCGTGCGCGCCCTCACCCCAGTTCAGGCGCGGATCGGCGATCGAGCCCCAGCCGCCCTGCACACCCTTGCCGCCGCCGATGATCGTGCCGGTGGGCTTGTCCCACTCACCGACCTGCAGCGCGTTCTGGTGGCGATCCCAGCCCGGCCGAGGGTCGGCGACAGCCATGCCGCCCGCGCTGGGGCCGTGGCCGCTGGAGATCGTCGGACCGACCTGGTCCCAACGCACGACGCGGTAGACGTTGCTGAAGTGCGGGCCAGAGGGCCCATGGCCGACGCGGGGGTCCGCCACGCTGTAGCCACCCTGGCCTGGCGACTTCAGGCCGATCACGGTGCGCGCGGTCTGGTCCCAGCGCTGCACGCCGTACTGGCTGCAGTCGTAGAGATTGGGATCGAAGCGCGGGTCTGCCACGCTGAAGGCGCCGGCGGCGGGGCGGCCGTTGCCGGTGATGGTGCCAGCCGACTGCTCCCAGCCCTTCACCCCGAAGGCATCGTTGCGATAGATCGTGTCGGGCACGATGCCGAAGTCGGCCAGCTCGCCGTCCACCACCCGCAGGCGGTTGAGGGAGCGCCAGTCCTTGCCAGCCTGGACGAAGGCCAGGCGCACCCAGGTCTTCCACTGAAGGCGCGGCAACCGGTGCAGCGGGTTCGACGCCGCCGCGGCAGTGCCTGGCATCGGAAGGCGCGACAGCACGTCGCCCACCGCCCGCAGCGGGCGCCGCGGCGGCTCGTACAGGAAGCTCGGCACCTTCTCGGCATTGCGAGAGACCATCAAGAAGCGGTTGCGGCTCTGCGCCAGGTTGCCCAGCTCTCCGCAGTCGTGGGTGGTCTCGGCATAGACGTAGCCGTAGGCCCGATACAGCGCCTGGATGTGCTCCAGCAGCGGCCTGCCGCGGTGCATGATGCGCGGCACGTTCTCGAACAGGATGAATTCCACCGGGTCATCCTTCCAGGCCTCCAGGCAAAGCCAGACGCAGCGCAGCGCCAGCTCGTTGAGCGCGACGTAGTTCTCCTCCCGGCTCTTGGTCTCGGAGGTCAGGCCGGAGAAGCCCTTGCACGGTGCCGACATGAAGATGACGTGCGGGCGCAGGTTGTGCGCGGCGCGGATGATGTCCGCCGGCGTCGCCTCGCGCCAACCTTCCGGTGGCTCGTGGCCGTGGAAAGCCCGATACTGCTCGCGCGTGAAGAGGTCCAGCACCGTGCCAGCTGCACCGCCCTCGGCGTTGAAGTCCTCGATCGCATCCGGATCGTTGTCGACGCCGCCGATGCAGCGCGGCACTGCAACCATGCGGCCAACCCTAGCCGTGCCTCGGTTGAAGCCCTTCTTGCCGCCGCCGGAGCCGCAGCACATATGGAAGTGGCGGATTTCGATTTCGCTCATGCCGGCACATCCACGAGGAAAGCCGAACCGGCGCGCGCCAGCACCAGAAAGTTGCCGCCGGCCTTGTAGTAGGGCTTGCGGCGGATGAAATCGCGCAGGGCATCCTCGCCCAGCTCGGGGCGGGACTGGAACCAGTCGACCATCTGGAAGTTGACCGCGTATCCGCCGCTGAAGCAAAAGCCGCTGGGCAATGCCTCGGGCAGACGGAACACGATCACCATGGGATCGGCCTTGTTGAACACCAGAGGGACGTAGTCGCCGTTCACAGACTCTTCTCCCGCGCGCCGGTGTTCACCGCCAGCCGCACCCTCACCATCACCCGCTGGATGTCCTCCTGGTTCTCCAGGCGCACGTTCTCCGGCAGGCTGGGGCTGGACGCGACCAGACCGAACTCGGCGCCGGACTTCTCCAGCTGCGACAGTAGGGCGTGGGTATCTCCGCAGATAGGCAGGCTCATGCCGCCACCACCAGTTTGATCGTCACGTGCTTTCCTTCGAGTCGGTTATGGAATCGCCGCGGCACCTCGGCCAGCTGGTGCAGCCAGGGATAGCGGCGGTGGAAGTCCTGCGTCAGCCGGTGGCTGTTCGCATGGGGAAAGTGGCCCAGGTCGTAGGAGGCCCAGACAGCGCGGACTTGGCGATACTGCTCAGGCGTGGCGCGGGCGCTGCCGGCGGTAACGTGCTGCTGCTCCCACAGCGACAGCTTCTCGCGAGCGTGGGAGACGACGCGGCGTCGAACGGTGGTATGGGTGGGGCGGATGACGTAGCCGAGGAAATCCACGCCCTCGGTCAGCGGCTTCAGTTCGCCTTCGTCCTTCAGCTCCAGGCCGAGCCGGTCGCGCAGGAAGGCGATGACCAACTCTTTCCATTTTTGCAACTGTTCGCGGTCCTGGTGGATCAGCAGGAAGTCGTCGACGTAGCGGACATACCGCTGCGCCTTCAGCTCATGCTTGACGAACTGGTCGAGGTCGTTGAGGTAGACGTTGGCGAAGAACTGGGAGGACAGGTTGCCGATGCACAGCCCCCTGCCCTGCCCTGCATTGGCCAGGCGCTTGTGCGGCGGCACTAGGGCGCGCTGCGCAGCGGTGGTGAGGTCGAGCACGCCGGCGGCGAGCGGGGACTGCCGCAGGAGGGCGTGCACGGCGCGCAGCACCCACTTCGGCGCGCCGGCGCGGACCAGGCGCCCCTTCAGCTGCGCCCACAGGATGTCCCGCCGGATGCTGTTGAAGAAGTTGCGGATGTCGAGCTTCAGACACCAGCCACCGCCCTGGCCGCTGTGCACCTGGCGGATGAACTGCCGGGCCCGCTTCATCGCCGCCAGCGTGCCCTTGCCTTTCCGGTTGCTGTAGGAGTCGTGGATGAACACGGGCTCCCAGGCGGCCTCAAGGTATGGCATCAGGGCGTGGTGCACGACGCGGTCGCGGAAGGCCGGCGCATGGATCTCGCGCGCCTTCGGCCTGCTGGCGATGGTCAGGGTGCTGCGGCCGGGCTTCCAGGCGAAGCCGTTCAGCTCGGCCTGCAGCCCCAGCAATTCCTCCATCCAGTTGCAGTCGAAGCGCAGCTGATCGGCGCTCGGCACCTTGCCAGCGCGGGCGCTGCGGTAGGCGGCATGCAGCTCACGGAGTATTACACCCTGATTCTCACGGGGGGAGACCTCGCGGCACAGCCGGACGAGCCCGCTGTTGTTGCGGTTGTTCCAGTTGACGTTGCCGTTGTTGAGGTTGACGTTGAAGGCGTACGACGAATCGGACGCATCCCGCTGCGCTTGGGACCCGGCCACGCATCCGGTCTGGTAGCGTGGCGTCGTCATGCGTAAGCCCCCTGGCCGGAGGCGGCAGCGGTACTCAGAATCTCGGCGCGCTCCTGCCGCCCTGAAGCGGCAGGATTCTGGCCTTTCGGGTGTTTGATGGTATGGGCCTTCAGCCAGCCGCCGCACTGCCGGCCGCAACTCGCGGCCATCGTGGTCAGCAGCTCGCACCGCGCGAAGCTGAAGCACTGCAGGCGGTGGCCCATGAGGATTTGCAGCTTCAGCTTGTCGATGCAGCGGGACAGCTCGCGCAGCAGGGCACGCTGGCGGTTCGGCTCCCGTCCCGCTCTGCTCGCCTCCTGGCCCAACAGCACCAGGTTGATCGCGCCATCCCTCAGATCCGTGCCGAGGCTATAGCGGTGCTTCCTCGGGAAGTCCGCCACAGCCTTCTCCACTTCCAGCAGAAGGCTGCCGGCGGCTTTCACGATGTGAGGGATGGTGGGATTCATGGTGCTGTCAGGCCAAAAGCCGAGTTACTGACGGGGGGAGACCTCGCGGCACAGCCGGACGAGCCCGCCGCCGCTGCGGGTGCCCCAGCTGACGCCGCCGTGGCCGAGGCCGACGTAGAAGGCGTACGACGAATCGGACGGATCGATCTGGGATGTCCAGACCCAGCCGCCGGTCTTGCCGCCCGCGATCTCCTCGTCCATCGCCGGGTTGTACTTGGCGTGGTTCAGCGTCGTGAACAGCTCCTGCGGGTTGGCCACGTGCCAGCCGCCGCCGAGCAGCGCGCACTCGGACGCCACCTTGTCGATGTCGTAGTGGCTGTTGACCGGCAGGAAGGGGCTCCACTCACGCTGGAACTGCGAGCCGTCCAGGCGGGTGTAGAGGATGTTGTCGCGGACGCAGCCCTCCTCGAGCTTGGTCCAGCGGGAAACGGCGACAGCGGCGGAATCGGGCATCGGATGCTCCTGTGGGGAATGGGTTACACGCCCAGCGCTTGCTGGGGTTGTTCGGTTGCGGTGGTGATCGGCCCTGCGGTGAGCCACGCCATGACCTTCACCAGGTCGGCCATGTCGAGGCCGCCGCCGTTCTCCAGCCGGGACAGAGCGCCAGCCGGGATGCCGATCTCGGCCGCCACATCCTTCTGCAGCAGGCGCAGGGACTGGCGGTAGAGGCGGATGGCGTCTCCGAGACGGGTCATCAGCCTTCCGCCTCTTCGAGAGTGGGCTCCGGAATCACGCCGGCCTGAAGCCAGCCGATCACCATCTGGCGCTCTTCCGGCCGGTTGTCGGTCACCAGCAGCAGCTGCTTGACCAGGTGCTTCTTGGTCGACTGCTTCGGGTACTTCACATAGCGCGGGTTCCAGCGCTCACCGGACAGGGCTGTCTTGGCCCGCGCCTCGATGAAGGCCAGACGGTCGGTCTGGATGCGTGCCATCCCCGCCACCTTGGCGATGTGGTCGAGCGCGTCCTGGTAGAGGTCCTGGAGGCTCACAGCGCGTCCAGGCCCGACTTGCGATTGAATGGGATGTCGTCGTCGACGAATGCGCCGCCGCCCTGCGATTCGGGCTTGGGCGCCGGCTTGGGCTTCGGCTGCTCCTGCTTCTCCGGCGCCTTGGCCGACGGCACCAGCCGCACGTCGACCACGCGGGCTACGAGGTCGGTGTAGGTCTTGCCTTCGTGCTCGCGCGACTGGATATGCACTTCGTCCAGCGTGGCGACGATCAGGCCGCCCTTCTTGAGGTAGGGCGCCAGGGACTCGGCGCGCTTGCCCCAGAGCGCGGCCTTGATCCACTGGGTCGGCTGCTTGCCGTCCTGACCCTTGCGGCCGTAGTTGTAGGCCAGCGCCAGGTCGGTGACGGATTCGCCGCTAGCGATGGTGCGCAGCTCGGCGTCGCGGCCGATGCGGAAAAGAGTGGTGAACATTACGCGGCCTCCTGCATGGCAGCCTTGACCTTCACGAGCGCCAGGCCGTCGCGGGCGAAAGCGGACATGAAGCGGGTGGACAAGTCGTGGTCGTTCAGACGCTTGCCGGCTAGGTCCCAACAGATAGCGCCGAAGCGCTCCTGCACGGACATGTTGCGCAAGCGCTCGGCGCGGGCAGCTTCGTCGCGGCGCGTCCGCTCCTCGCGCTCCTGCTGCTGGCGCTTGGCCTCCAGGTCGGCGCGCTGGCGGTCGAGTTCGGCCTGGGCCTGCCGCTGGCGCTCCTGCTCGGCTTCCAGGGCGGCGCGCTCCTGGCGGAGGCGACCTTCTTCCTGTTCGCGCAGTTTGCGGGCCTCGGCCTCTTCCGCCTCGCGCTTCCTGCGGGCTTCGGCCTCCTCAGCCTCCCGCTGGGCGCGTTCCTTCCGCTGGCGCTCTTCCTGCTCGGCGCGCAGCCGGGTCAGTTCCTCGCGCTCCGCCTTGATGCGAGCCTGTTCGGCTTCGTGCTGCACGCGCTCGTCATACATCTTGGCCAGCGTGGCGAGGGTTGCCGTCTTGGCGTCCTCGGCCTGCTGGCGGAATTCGGCGAAGCTGTCGTCGATCTGGATCCTGTCCAGGTCGCCGATATGCTCGAGGATCAGTGCGGCAGAACTGGTGCTGGCCGCGCCGATGGTGCCGCGCAGTTCGTTGATGCGGTCCTGGATGTCCGCAACGCGTTTCTTCTCGGCCTCGATCTTGGCCTGGCGCTCGGCTTCCTTTCGCGTTTCCTCGGCCTTGATCTGCTGGTCGATCGGTTCCTCGATCGCCAGCAACTCGTCGGTGATCTCGGCGGCGCGGCCGTCCAAGCGCTTGCCGAGCGCCAGAATCGGGGCCTTGGCCGCTTTGCGGGTGTTCTCGATGGCGTAGCGGGGCTCGCGGATCGCAGCGCGGGCGCCCTTGGCCTCGGTCATGCCCTTGCCGGTGCTGACGTCGTAGACGACGCCGGCATACTGCGCCTTCAGGGACTGGATACCCTCGGCCACGGCGTCGAAGTCCGCAACGGCCTTGTTGACCAGTTCGAGTTCGGTACTCATGCGGCCCTCTTAGAGAATTGCTCGACCTTGGCCGCGACCTCGACTTCCGCGTCGCGGATCGCCACGGCCAGGGTCGCGATGATGGTTTCGTCCCGCTGGATGCGCGGGAACATATGCAAGCGCATGTGCTCCGGCGCCTCGGCGCAGAAGTGCCCGTAGTCCCACCAGCTGCGCCCGGTGCAGGCCATGCCCCACTGGCATTGGTAGACGTGCGCCTTGCTCATGCCGGCCTGGATCGCGGCGAAGTGGGTCATGAACTTGACGTGGGACTTCAGCTCCAAGCCGCCGTCTTCGTCCACCAGGCCATCCGGGCTCGCGTGGGAGAACGGCAGCGCGGCGTGGCGGATCAGGCCGACCTGCTGCACGAAGACGCCATGGCGCTCGCCATAGGCGCGCCGCGCCAGCGGCTCCTGCGCGTGGCCGGCCTCGGTGGCGCTGTTGCCCTCCCAGCCCTGCGGCTTGCCGCTTAGGCGCTCGCAGGCGAGCTGGTCGATCAGCTTGGCGCGGGTCTTCCCCTCGCCCTTGGCCATCAGCGCGCCGAGCATGGAGGCGCCGAAGCTGCCGAGGCGCGCGGCCACCCACTCGGGGCTGCCCTGGACCAGTTCCTCGGTCATTTCGCCGCCCGCTGCTGCTTGGTGACGTTCAGGCGGCGGACGATGTCCTCGTACTCGGAGTCGGGGATTTCGGCCAGCTCCTTGACGCGGTACTCGCTCAGGACGCTACCGAGGATCTTGGGGCCGATCTCCTTGCACAGGGAGTCAATGGTGTCGGCGTGCTCCTCGGTCATCAGCACTGGCTCACCGCCCTGGCCGTCGTCGTCCATGCCCTTGGTGGCCATGCCGGTTGCGGCCAGCAGCGTGTAGCGCATCAGGTAGGTGGTGCTCGATGCAATCTGCTGGATCGCGTTCTTCTTGCCGGAGGAATCCGGCGGGGCGAACATCGTCACCTTCTCGGAGTGGCCGAGTTCGTGCTTGATGATGCAGTCCACCACCACGCCGCCATTCTCTTGGCGCACATCCCACTGGTGCATCAGTCCGTGCTTGGCCATTGCCGGCGCCACCACATCGGTGATGTCCGAAAGCTCCGCGTGGCGATAGCTGGTGGTGTCGCCGTCGCGGGTCGTGAAGCTCACCAGCTTGCGCTTGAGGATTTCCATCGGCTCGGCCTTGAAGGCAGCCATGGCGACGGTGTAGGCCTTGCGGGCCTCGTCGGCCTCGAACTGCTGCTGCAGGGCATACAGCTCTTTGATGTCCGCGATGCTGGCGCCCTTCTGCATCGCGTAGACCAGCATGCTGTCAGGCGTGCCAGTGGTCGGCACCGGCAGGGATTCCTCGCGCTCCATCAGGGAGGCAGCGGTCAGGGGCTTGCTCACATCAGTTCCTTTGCCGGACGAGCCGGCAGTTGAAAATTCAGTCACAGCGGAAAATGCGGGTACTGCTCCAGCCACGCCCTGGCGGTTTCCAGCGGCACCTTCAGGGCGCCGCAGACCAGACCCACCAGCACGTCATCGCCCGGGTACTCCGGATCGGTCGGCGCCGGCGGCTGCAGCTGGAACAGCTCGGCCTGAGGCAGCCCCTTCGCCCGCTCGTCACGGTCGACCTCGGCCACCAGCTGGCGATGCTTTGCCAGCCGCGCTAGGTAGTCGGGCGTCGCCGGGCCGGGCATCGCGAGTTCTGGCTGAGCGGACACGGCCTGGCCTACTTCCCAAAAGCCAAAGCCTGACGGGGGGAGACCTCGCGGCACAGCCGGACGAGCCCGCTGGCGTTGCGGCTGACCCAGGAGACGCTGCCGCCGCCGAGGTAGACGCCGAAGGCGCACGACGAACCGGACGGATGCGGGTCGGCGGTCCAGTACCAGTCGTTGGTCGGCGTGTACGGCTTCAGCACCGGATAGGTGGCCGGGTCGTGCTGCTCGCGGCAGATCAGCGGCTCCAGTTCCTTGACGCGGACCAGGTGCCAGTCGGTTTCGCCGAACAGCCGGCCGGCCGGCCCCATGGCGACGGCCGCCGCCCAGTTGGAGGCGGACACCACGTCGGCGGTATACATGCGCCGGTACTGCGGCAGGTAGAAGGCCGTGGCGCGGCCCGCGTCCGGCTTCATCGGCTGGCAGTTGGCGTCGAGCAGGATGATTTCGGGCTCGGCCAGGGGATCGATGAAGGCCGGGTCGCTGGCCGGCAGCGGCGCCGGCTGCAGATCGTCGATCAGGCCGGCGATGTCGGCGCCCAGGTACGCCAGGCGCTCGCGGAATGCGAGGACGGCCTGCGGCTGCATCTGGCGCTCGCGCGCTGCGGTGATCAGGCTGACGCCGGAAATGAGGTCGTTCACTGGGAAACTCCTTGCGAGACCGGCGCGAAGCGGGAGGCCGGCATGGTGGTGATGAGGTTGGCGCGGTCGAGGACTTCCACCACGTCGCCGCAGCGGCGCCAGCAGAACGCGACGGGTTCGAAGGCGTCCTGGAAGAAGTAGGCGCGCCACTGGCCGCGCGGGCAGCCGCGCTGCTCGTGGACCAGGGCGATGACGGGTGCCTGGATCGGTTCCGAGCGCGGCGGGTAGCCGCCCGCGTGGGCCGGCTGTGCGAACAGGCAGAACAGCATCAGGCCAAGGAAGAAGCCCACGAGCAGGCCAGCCAGCGCATCGTTCAGGCGCTTCACGCTGCGGCTCCCTGCTGGCGGTGGGCGTCGTAGGGACTGGCGTCGTTCGCCGGGCCCTCGCGCTTCGGGATGGCCTCCTGCTTGGTGCAGGGGCCGTTCGGGAAGAACCGGCGCATGTAGGCTTCGGAGAAGAAGCCGTGCGCCACATAGAGCGAGCGCACGGGCTCGGAGAGGTTGGCGTTCATCGGGCGATCACCTTGCAGACCAGCGCGCCGAGGCCGTAGAGGAATCCCAGCGCCGCGAGCCAGCTGGCGGCGTGCACCAGGAACCGGTTGCGGCGGGCGCGCATCAGATGCTCGGAATGGGCGAAGTCGTGCTGGCCGTTCATGGCGAGGGCCTAGCGCTTGCCCTTCGCCGCGCCCGGCCCCACGGGGATGCCAAAAGCCAAAGCCTGACGGGGGGAGACCTCGCGGCACAGCCGGACGAGCCCGCCGCGGTAGCGGTAGCTCCAGTCGACGCAGCCGTAGCGGAGGCTGACGCCGAAGGCGTACGACGAATCGGACGTGGGTTCGCCCGTCCATTGCCAGCCCGCCTCACCCGGGAAGAACTGCGCGTCCTTCGCCGGCCAGTTGGCGCGGTTGAGCATGAAAGCGGACTCGGTCGCGTCCGGCAGGCGCCAGTCCTTCTCGCCCAGCAACTCGAACGTCGCCGGCAGCTTCAGCGCCGCCTCATAGCTGTGGCTGCCGAGGTCGCGCGCCGTGAACATCAGTGGCAGGCCGCTGCGGGTGCGGTACTTGGTGCAGATCACCGCGGCGTGGTTCTCGGCCGAGGCCGGGAGCTTCTTGCCGGTGGCGCTGACCTTGATGAAGTCGGGGCAGGTCAGGATGGCGCGCTTCGGGGCGCGGGCGGTGGCGGACTTCTTCTTGGCTGCGGGCATGGTGCCTCCTACTGGATGACGCGGGAAAGCACGCAGCGCTCGCCGCAGTGCATGAGGTGGGAAATGTCGGTCTCGCCGTGCAGGCGCAGCTCCTGCGCCATGACGTCGAGCTGGTCCTGATCGAAGCCTTCGAGGTTGTCGGCGCAGAAGGCCGACCAGGTGGTCTCGGTGGTTTCGGCGTCGGTGATGACGCGGATGGGGGCGGAGGCGATCACAGACCGATCCGCTCTACGCGGCGCTCGGCGTAGGCCTCGACCAGATCGCGGGCGTGCTCGGCCAGGGCGCGTTCGTCAGCGGTCAGCTGCGCGCCGTCCCCGAGCTTGCGGAACAGGCTATGCAGGGCGCGCTGGGCGGCGAGGCAGCGGCGGTTGGCGGCGATCCGGATCAAGTCCATGCGGCGCTCGTCTGCGTCGGCCAGGAACTCGCCTTCCAGGGCTTGCAGGAAGTCCTCCGACCAGGTGCGGCACTGCCCTACTTCGCGGCTCAGGGCGTCGGCGTGGGCGTCCTGGACGGCGGTGTGCCGGACGGCGGCGGACAGATTCGGGTCGAAGGCTTGGTGTTCCATCGCGGCTCCCTGGGTGGCGATGGATTAAGATTAGTCGGACTGATTATCAGAGTCAACAGTCGGACTAATCATCTGACTAATAATCCGATGAACGGTAGATGCTCGATCTGGATTAGTGTGTATAGGTGTGTATAATACACACCATGAAGAGCGCCGAACTGATCAAGCAGCTGAAGGAAGCAGGTTGGGTTCTCGACCGCGTGCGTGGGAGCCACCACATGTTCAAGCACCCGACCAACCCGCTGACGATCACGGTGCCGCACCCCAAGAAAGACTTGGGCGGCGGCCTCGTCGCACGGATCAAGAAGGACGCCGGGCTGAAGTAAGCTCGGCAGCAGCACTAGGTTTCACAGGAATCGTTTCAACCAGGCAGGATAGAAAAATGCGCTACCCCATCGCTATCGAAGAAGGCAACGACCGCCAGGCCTACGGCGTGGTGTTTCCCGATCTTCCCGGCTGCTACTCGGCCGGCGACTCATTCGACGAGGCCGTGGCCAACGCTGAGGAGGCCGCCCTGCTCTGGCTCGAGGATCACCTGGAGAAGGGCCACGGCGCTCCGGCTCCCAGCAAGATCGAAGACCTCAAGGGCAAGCGCGAGTACCGCGGCTTCGTCTGGGCCTTCGTTGCGGTGGACCTCTCCAAGCTGAGCAAGAAGGCGATCCGGCTGAACATCACCCTCCCAGAGACTCTGCTGACCGCCATCGACAATCGGGCGGAGCGTCTTGGCGAGACCCGCTCGGGATTCCTCGCTCGGGCGGCAATGGAGAGGCTGGAGAAGGAAGCAGCCTAATAACCCATCGAGTTTGGGCTCGTTTCTCGACGGGCAAATAAGGCACAAAAAAGCCCGCGCAGAGCGGGCTTTTCTTGTTGCATGGCGATCGTTATCCGCAGGCAACGCGCCAATGGCCTTCCTGATCGGTCATCGTGAGCTCGCGAGAGATGATCTGCCGGTCGAGATCGTTGATGCGATCGACCAGTTCGCGGAAGTTCATCTTCCCTTCCTTGGTGCTCTTGTAGACGCTGCGAAGCACCAGGTCCGCAGACTTGGGCACCGGCTTGTCGACCTTCTTCTCCCAAAGCGCGATCGACTGCTCGGTCTGGCCAACGATCTTGCCAACGGTGTTCTGGGAAAAATCCAGCTCCTTGCGCAAGAAGCGAAACTCCGGGCCAGTCAGCGCGGGGCTGTGCTCGACGATCCACGCACCGATAGCATCGTGAAGTCCATGCAGATCGTGGATCTTGAGGGTGCGTCCGTGGCGCCCATCCTTCCACTCGAAGCCGTTGACGAGCCAGACATTGAGCAAGCCGCTCGCCGTGTAGTGAAGTCGCTCGTTGTTCATGACATAGCCCTCAATAAACCGTAATAATGATCGTGACAACCGGCTCTTCGTTGAGGTCAATGGCCGCTACTACATCCAATTGCACACCTGCTGTAATCCACTGAAGCTTGCACTTCCAACTGCCCTTCTCCTGCGTCGGGCCCTTGATCATGGTGCCCTTGGCTAGGCAATCCAAGACCTGTTTGGCGGTGATGGAGCGTTCCTCCATCCTCTCCAGTACATGCTCGGTCCATTCCACTCGACCAGAGTCCGCCCCGGCAAAGCGTAGAATTTCCAGGGCCCGATCGGCCGAAAGACGCAGTGGAACGACTTTCGCTGGCGGCAAGGCGCTGTCTCAAGACAATAGACACCTATAAATTTTATAGGTTTCAGGGGTTGAAAGCAATGCCTATCCGTATATGCGGATGACCGTCCAGCCCCTTTTAATCAACCGGTTAGGTGGCACCGGTCTTGCAGAGCGCGGCTTTTTCCCTCGCTAGGCGTGGGCTACATCCCCATCCCGCAACTCAACATACCCGCACTGTCCGCACTCCCACACCTGGACGGTGTAGCCGTAGCCTGGAGCAACCTTGCCGGCGCGAACCTGCGGCATAAACCATTCGGCCGGCTCACCATCCTCTCCCGTCGCCTGGCGGAGCTCGCCGTGGCCGTAGCGGCAGGTTGGGGTCATTGCCCTAGATGTTCCCGCAGGGGTTGGACTCGGCCTTCACGTCACGCACGGACTGCGCGGCGCCGCCACTGGCCTTATAGGCCTCAAAGGAACTTTGCGCCTGCTCTCGCGAGCGGACGATCAACTCTCCAGCGATGTGACGGGTCTCCATGTTGACGATGCCCGATTCTTCTTCAACCTGGCGGTCATGCTCGATCAAACTGCGGCCATAAGCTTCCTGCTCGCGCAGCTTAACAATGGCCGACGCCGCAGAATATCGCCGGTATGAGGTTTGCTGCATGCACGTCATCAACGCTTGAGTCCGCTGCTCTGCAGCGACCTTGGCGGCGGCTCTGTCAGCAGACGCCTTGGCCTCTTCGGTTTGTTCCATTTCGCGGAGTTTGTCCGCGACCGCCTGCTTCACTCGGCCATCTTCAATTTCGGCAGCGGTTGTGATGTCGCGTTGTTTCACGTCGCAGGTTCGCGGATCGGCCTTGAACGCTCTGGCCAGCGGGGACGCTGTGCAGTCGGGAATCCCACCGGCCGCTTCTTGATACCTCGACTGTGAACTGGGCAGCTGGAGTGCCCAAACCTTCGTGTTAGACGGCAGCGATTCAGCCTTGGTGACTTCTTGTTGCTCGATCACCTGATCTTGTTGATCGAGTGCAACTGCAGCTTCGGAAGAAATGCCCAACATCTTCCGCAGGTAGTTGGCGCGCTGGCTAAGAGCAGGGTCGTCTTTCGCTGCGGCAGGCTGATCATAGCCAGCTGCTGGTATTGGGATCCCCATCTGCTGAAGGTTGGAGCACGCATCCAACATGGACGCGAACATCAGAACCACCAAACGCATCTGCATGGATCACCCCTCGGTCCGATGCTGCTCCGTTGTTGTAGCCATGATCCGCTGCACCATACGCTCGACCTGCTCCGCGTCGGCCATGGACAGGATCATCAGATTGACGTGCCCGTTATTGGTGAAATTTCCCACTGCATTGAACATGGGCAAATCCCCTGCCCTGCCCTTTTGCTGTTCCTCAGCCGCACCCTTCAGCGCGTCCAAAACGCGCCCCCAACGGCTTTCCCCGTCCAAAGGCAGCCTCTCCCGCGGGCTATGCCCGCCTCCCGTTGAGGTATATACATTACGAGGTTCCTCATAAGCAACGTACCTGTCAGTTTTCACAGGGATTAGGACGCAATCTTTACAATTCGCAAGAGCCTTTCTGTTGGGACCTCTGGGCTCTCGCGACGCAGTTCGTACAGTTCGGCGATGAGGTTGGCGCGGGTCGACGCCGATGCATTCGGAAATGCCCCTTCGACCAGTTCCACGATTTCGCGCATGATGTTTTTGTCCATTCCGCCACCGATGCGTCCCGGCTGAGGAACTGCGAAATCAGGTAGGACACCAGCTAGGCCGCCTCGGCCAGATTTGTCGCGCACCTTTCCGATTACTCGAAATTCTTCCAGGTCGGCGCCCTGGACCAGTTCGTCAGGGTATTCCTGCCAGTTGATGCTGCGAAGCAAAACGCCGTCCGGCCGCTTGTAGAGCACTTTGACGCGCATCGCATTGCCTTGGGCAATAGCATAGATGTGACCGTCCCGGATCGTTGTCTCTTCAATGTTCACCAGCACCGTGTCGTTCGGAAACAGCATCGGCTCCATGCTGTGGCCGGTGATCCGAAAGCGCTTGGTCTTGAGCGGATTGATGCGCTCTTTCTGGAACCAAGATTGCCGATACGTTGCGGGCTCGCTGTCCTCCACGGTCTCGTAAATCGGGGCTTCGTGGCCGCGGCCGCCGGCGAAGCGGACCAGGCGCGATTCTTCGATTCGCACCTCTTCATCTCCGACTGGATCATCAGGATGGAAAGCGGTCACACGGCTCGCTTGACCCGTTGAAGGCGCCAGCGTGGCTGCCTGCTTCGAGATTTGATCAGCCAATGTGGGGCTGAAATCCGCCACTGAACAGCCGATCAGGCGGGCAAAGCTGGCTGCGGACGAGGCATTCAGTGCCATCGTGCCGTTGAGTCGCTGACTGAAGGCGCTTTGCTTCATGCCGATCGAGGCCGCCAGCTCGTCGTAGCTGCGCTTGTCGCCGCCAGCAACCCGGCCTTCCCGCCAGTTCTCGAAGAGGGTCTTGAGCCGCGCGGCGTCGGCCTGTTGTTCCGTGGTTAGTGGTCTGGATGGCATGGTCCAAACCATATAAGTACGACTAATAAGCAACAAACAGTCTGACTGTTGACAATCCTCTTTAGTCGGACTAATGTGCGCTCGTGAACACCTTCAAAGCCATCCGCGAGCGTCTGGGCCTTAGCCAGAGCGCCATCGCCGAAGCCCTTGGATGCACGCAGGGCAACGTTTCCTTTTACGAACGTGGGCAGACGGTGCCCCCCGATATGGCGAAGAAGCTGATCGCCCACGCCGCAAGCCTCGGCCACCGTGTCACCTATGACGAGATTTACGGCGAGCTGCCGAAGGTGAAGCAGCAGCGCCAGAAGGCAGCCGCCTAAATGTCCAACCTCACCGTCTTCCTCGCCGTCCTCGCCATCCCCGTAATCGGCGGCGTTCTCTCCTGGTTCACCGTCCTGGCCGCCAAGCGCCTGGGGCTTGGCTGACCCATGTCCACCCTCCAAGCCGCCACCCTTGCCGCCTGCCTGCTGATCCTGGCCGCCGTCTGGCTGGACTTCTCGCCGCGCCGGTTCCTGCGCGCCGTCCTCCGCGCCGTGGCCTGGACCTGCTTCGGCCTGGCCGTCGCCATGGCGCTGGCCGCCTACAACCTGCTGGCCTGGAGCGAGTAGATGAAGTTCCTGGCTGCCTTCCCCATGCTCCTGCTGGCCGTGCCGTTCGGTATCGCCGCGGTGCTGGTGCTGGCCCTCGCCTACTACCTTCGCGCCGTGTTCGCGCTCGCTGGCCTGCTGGCCGGGGCGCTGGGCAAGCGCAGGGGCTTCTCGTGAGCCAGCCCAAGGTTGGAGACATCGTGCTGGTGCGCTGGCTCGACTCGCAGCGCCAGCCAGACTGGACGTATTCCGAGCCGAACGAGCTGCGGGAACATGAATCGGTGGGCTTCCTTTCCCACCTGACCGAAACGGCGGCCAACATCCGTCCGCATCGGCTGATCGATAAGGACGGTGACGAGCAGCATTTCGGCGATCTGAACATCCCGCGCTGCTCGATCCTCTCTTTGGAGGTCTTGCGGTGAGCGCTATTTTCGCTTCTTCGGCTTGTGCTTGGCCTGCGCCAAGTCCGAGCCAGCGACGCTGCGTTCGGCCTTCGTCTTGCCGTTGCGCAGCTGCTTTGAAGCCAATGAAGCGTCCTTCTTGCTCGTTGTCATGTGTCACCTCACAAGGAGCCGGAAATGACCCGGCGCTTTGAAGGTACCACGAAGTCCGCCGGAATCCCCCGTCCGGCGCCTCACGCTGGGCACCACCAGCGTCAGCCGGTTTCCCTTGCCCGGCTGGAAGCGCGTCACTCCCTCGCGCAGTGGTGCGCAATTCACGGCCACGGATCGGCCCCGCCGCGGCACCCTGAAGTGCGGCACCAAAAGCCCCCGCTGCGCTGGAATGCCCCGGCGCAGCTGGGCACCCATACCCCCAGAAAGGCAGTCCCTGTTTTGAAACCGAAAGGTACAGGGGAAACCGGCGTCGGGCCGGCCTTCTGCCTCCATCGCGAAGCCGCGGGGCACTCCTGCACAGGTTGGAAGTCCTCGCGCCGGCTGAGTGCCCAGCCGGCGCGGGGCATGGTGTTTTGCGAAGCGGCGTCGGGGAAAGCAGACCCGAGCACGCTCGGACCTCTTGAGCCTGGAACACGCCTGGCGCGGCGGATACCCGACCAAACGTCTGAGAGTGGCCTGAGTGCGCCAGCAAGGAGGAGCCGGCGTCGCGTCCGGCCCGCTTCGCAAAGCACCACTCGCCGCCGACGCCGCCCAGGCCCTCAGCTGATGCCGCCGGCCGCCCATCTCCTCCAGCGCGGATGTTGCTGTGCAGGTCCGCGCTTTCGCCCGCAAGGGCGCTTCGTCTCCCTGCGTCAGGGGCCATCCCTGAGCCTTGACCGCTTCGGCGGTCCTTTGTCTTCCTCGTCTGTCGCATGCAAAAAAATTTGCCCGGCGATGGATGTTCAACGCAATTCAATTTTTTAGACGGACCATGAACGACCAGCTTGCACTGCGCATCCGACGTCCGCTGAAACCGGCCACCAATGCCGAAATGGCTGAGGTCAAGACCTGGGCCAAGGCGATGCAACGCGCCGCGGACCTCAGCGGGATCGGCCGGAAGGCCCTCGCCGTCGACATTGAGATGGACGAGGGCCAGTTCAGCAAGACTCTGGGCGGCCAGCTGGGCGTCATGCCGGACAAGCTCTGCGCCTTCATGGATGCCTGCGGCTCCGAGTTCCCGCTGATGTGGCTGAATCATCAGCGTGGCTACGACGTCGAGGCCATGCGCCAGCGCGAGACCGAGCTGCAGCAGCAACTGCGCGCCGAGCGCGAGGAAAAGGAGGCCCTGAAGCGCGAACTGGCGACCATCACCAAGTTCGTGCGTGAAGCGAGGGCCGCGTAATGGATCTCGTCCAGTTTCCCGAGCAGACCGTGGTGATCGCCAAGGACCAGCCGGAATACCTGCCGCTGCCCGCATACCGCTTCGCCAACGACCCGCAAGGCCGCATCGTCTGCTGCTGGCGGCTGACCTGGCGCGAGCGCGTGCGCCTGTTTTTCACCGGCTACGTCTGGCACCAGGTTCTGACATTTAACCAGCCCCTGCAGCCGCAGTTGCTCACTGCCGAAAAGCCGGAGATGCCGCAGTGAGTGCCTTCACCGTTGGCCGGCTGCATAAGCTCCTCGGCCAGTTGGTCGAGCAGGGCCACGCCCGAAAACCCGTCGCCGTCTACAAGACTACCTTCACCGATCCCTGCGAGGCAGACGGCCATGTGGTCCTCAACGTCTACGACGCCGACTTGCAATACATCCCAGTCGGCGACGGCGACGGCAGCATTGCCACGAACAAGGACGGCTCCGAGCGCTACCGCGTGACTCTGGTTCTGACCGGCGGCACCGATCCGGAGGAGCAGCCATGCAAGGTCTGACGGAACAGCAGCTCCGCCGACTCGTCTGGCTGGCCGACAACGGTGGGGACGGCTACCTCGACAGTTACGGCCGCGTCTGCGCGCAAGGCCAGACCTGCCACCAAGGAGCATTCCCGGCATGGCTGGGCCTGTTCGCCAAGGGCTATCTGATAGGGTCTGATGGTCGTATTCGGCTGACCGACATGGGCCGCGCCGCCCTGCCGAGGCGCGGGCTGCCTACCGGCTTCACGGAGGCGGCGTGAACTGGATCCTCAACGAGCTGCTGATCGTCTTCTTGCGCCTCGCCCTGGTCGTTGCCATGTTCTGGTCCGAGCTGATCATGCCCATTTGCGACCGGCTGATCGCCGCGCGCGAGAAGCGCCCGGCGTGGCTGTCCGACTGGTTGGACAAGCGGCGCATGGCGCGCTCTCGGAGGCATCCTTGAACGTCCTCCGTCTCACCGCAGAGCAGGCAGCCGCCTACCAGGCGCGTGCGGCCCGCGGCTTCAAGTCGCTGGAGCTGCCCACGCTGGTCCCCGGCAAGATGTTGGCGATCTCCTCCACGCCGGCCGCGAAGCCCAGCAAGTATCGAAACCGCAAGACCGTGGTCGACGGGGTCACCTTCGACAGCAAGAAGGAAGCCGGCCGCTACGCCGAGCTGAAGCTGCTCCGCGCTGGCGGCCGCGTGCGCTGGTTCATCGCCCAGGCGCCCTTCCGGCTGCCCGGCGGGACGCGCTACTACGCCGACTTCCTGGTGGTGTGGGCCGATGGCCGCGTCACCGTCGAGGACGTGAAGTCGGAGGCGACGCGGAAGCTCCAGACCTACCGGGTGAAGCGCCGCGAGGTCGAGCACCACTACGGCATCGAGATCGTCGAGGTCTAGCCCTTGCGCGACTACTCGAAGGTCAGCCCCAAGTTCTGGATCGGCAACACTGGCAAGAAGATCCGCGCTTGCGGCTATGAAGCGCAGATCATGGCCATGTACCTACTGACGTGCCACCACGCCAATATGCTCGGCCTCTACTACCTGCCGAAAACCTACATATGCAACGACACCGGAATACCCATGGAAGGGGCTTGCAAGGCCCTTAAAAGCCTCTCCGAAGTGGGGTTTTGTTCCTACGACGAGGCTACCGAGATGGTCTGGGTCCACGAAATGGCCGCATACCAGATCGGCGACCAGCTCAGCTCCAACGACAAGCGCTGTGCTGGGGTGCAGAACGAGTACAACGGGCTCCCGGAAAACAGACACTTACAAGCGTTTTTCGAACGCTATGCCGACGCCTATCACCTCAAGGCGCCGCGTGGAACATCAAGCCCCATAGAAGCCCCTTGCGAGGCCCTTGCAAGCCAAGAGCAGGAACAGGAGCAGGAACAAGAGCAGGATATAAGCGGGAAGGCGGACGCAGCCGCCTCCCCGCCGCCTGCCGACCTCGGCCCCCCGGTGCTGGTGTTCCAGGCGCTGTCCGGCAAACGCTTCGACGTTCACCGCGAGTACATCGACCGACTGCAGCAGCAGTTCCCGGCCTTGCGCGTGGAAAACGAACTGCGGCGGATGCAGGCCTGGCTGGAATCCAACCCGAAGAACGCGAAGACGCTGCAGGGTATGCCGCGGTTCATCGTGAACTGGCTGGGTAGGGCCCAGGACCGCGCACCGGCGGTTGGCCGAAACGGCGGCAGCGTGGTCGGGAATGACCGCGTCCTGACCGGCGGAGGAATGTAATGGCCACCCCCCTGCAAGCCGCCCGCGACGGCAAGCTCGCCCCCAGCCCCAAGCACCCGCCGCATTCGATGGAGGCCGAGCAGTCGGTGCTAGGCGGCCTGCTGCTGAACAACCGGGCATGGCCGGACGTGCGCGCGCTGCTGTCGGCTGAAGACTTCTACACCCAAGACCACCGGGTGATTTTCTTCGCCATCGGCGACCTGGCCGAGGAGAACGAGCCGTTCGATTTCGTCACGGTGTCGCAGAAGATCCGCGAGCAGGGCAACGCCGACGCCAGCACGCTGGCCTACCTCGGAACCCTGGCAGCCGACACCCCGAGTGCCGCGAACGTGCTGGCCTACGCCAGGATCGTCCAGCAGATGGCGCAGCTCCGCGGCCTGATCGCAGCCGGCCTGGACATCGCCGGGTGGGGCTACGAGCCGGGCGACCACGAGCCGGGCGAGCTGATCGGCAAGGCCGAGCACCGCATCGCTGCCCTACAGCGCCATGACGCCGGCGAGATCGTCACGCTGCGCGAGGTCATCGGCGAGGCGATGGACGCCGCCAGGGCCCGCGCAACGCGGCGCGAGGCTGGCGAGGACTACGGCGCTACCACCGGCCTGCCCGCAGTCGACGAATGCCTGGGCGCCTTTGCCCGCGGCTGCTTCTACATCATCGCGGCCAGGCCCGGGACTGGCAAGACTGCCTTTCTGTCGCAGATCGCCGTGCACTCCGCACGCCGCGGCTTTCCCGGCCTGATGCTGTCACTAGAGATGAGCCGCACCCAGCTGGGCGCCCGCGCCGCCGCCAGCATCGCCCGCACGAACGTCACAGGCATCCTGCGCGGCTACCGCGACGAGATCGGCAAGGCCGAGCGCGGCCTGACCGGCAAAGCCGAAACGATGCGCCTGCCGGTTTACATCGATACCGACACCAGCGACCTGCAGGCCATCGTCGCGCGCATGTATGAGGCCAAGCGGCGCTACGGCATCCAGTGGGCCGCAGTCGACCATATCGGCCTGGTCCAAGGGATGGACTCGAAGCAGAGCCGAGACCGCCAGATCGGCGAAGTCACCTGGACGCTGAAGCGCACCGCAAAGCGCCTTGACATCGCCGTCATCGGCCTGAGCCAGCTGACCCGCGCCAACGAGAAGGACGGCCGTCCGCCGGTGCTCTCCGACCTGCGCGACTCCGGCAACATCGAGCAGGACGCCGACCTAGTGATCTTCCTGCACACGCCGCCGAACAACGCCACCGGTGACTATCCGCGCGAGTTCGGCCTGTTCAAGAACCGTGACGGTCGCGAGGGTTGGCTAGGCACGCCGCATGACCGGCACAAGTTCTGGTTCAACGGCCGCGAGCAGCGCTTCTACGAGCAGGCGCCGGAGGGCTACGACGATGGACTATAAGCCCGTCACCTGCCAGGGCTGCGACCGCTTCCAGCGCAGCGCGCCCGCCTCGTCTATCGGCACGTGTAACCTGCACAAGGTCGAGGTCCTGGAGAACCACTCGCGCTACTGCGTCGACCGCAGCGCCACCACCGAATATCTGACGCGCTTCGCCAAAGGGCCGAAGCAGAGGAAAGCCGCATGAGCAAGCCCCGCAAGACCATCCTGCTCCGCGTAGTGAAGGGCGCATTGGTCCCGGCCGACCTGCCGTCGGCGCGGATGCTCCGCGAGCGCAACTACAGCATCGGCGACATCCTGAGCGCCGAGCTGAAGAAGCCCCGTAACCCGAAGTTCCATCGCATGGTGCACGCGCTCGGCCAGCTGCTGATCGACAACGTGCCCGAGTTCGAGGCCTACGAGGATGCCCACTCCGTCCTGAAGCGCCTGCAGCTGGAGGCCAACATCGCCTGCGACTCCATCGCCATCAAGGCGCCTGGCCTGGGCATGCTCGAGCACCGCGTGCCGCGCAGCATCAGCTTCGAGAACATGGACCAGGCGGCTTTCGAGCAGGTCTATTCGGCGTTCTGCAAGCACATCGCGAAGACCTACTGGCCGGGCCTCGACCCAGCGCAGATCGAGCCGATGGCGGAGCTCATGAAGGAGGCGGCGTGATCTTCGTCGCCGGATTCCTTGCCGTTGCAGCCGCAGCGCTCGCCTATCGCAAGGTCGGGGGTTGGGGATGGTTCCTGTTCGCCGCTGTCGTGATCTTTTTGAACGCCGCATGAACTGGACCTGCAAGCCCTTCCGCGACCTCTGCGCCGGCAAGCCCTGCTACATCCAGGCGCCGGGCGTGGTCTGCGCCGATCCGGCAACCGTCGTGCCCTGCCACTCCAACCTGCTGCGGCACGGCCACGGCGCCGGCCTCAAGGCGCATGACGCCTTCGTGGCGCCGGGCTGCGCCCACTGCCACACATGGCTCGACCACGGTCCGGCCGCGCGCGCCGAGAAAGAGCGCGTCTTCATGGCCGCATGGGAGCGCTGGATCCTGTTCATCCTAATCCGCGGCGAGATCGCCGTGTCGAGAGCGCGGGAAGGCATTCTGGTAGTGACCGACCGCGAGCTGGCGCGCCGGAGCCGGTCGAAGACGAAGGCCAAGCTGGGCGGCGGCCGGGTGGCGCGCGTCAGCCCCACCGCCGCGCCGAACAAGCAGGTTCCAAGGAGCACCGCATGAGCATCGCACTGGATTCCGCTGCCGACCTCATCAGGCAGGTCGAAGGCAAAACCACCTGCGCCCGCGTGCGCTATCGCCTTTGTAGCGTCGGTACCACCATGACGGCCGCTGGCCTCGGCGAAAACCTCGGCGTCTCGCCGCGCGAAGCTCTGTTCGCCCTGGATGCGCTCGCCGCCCAGGGGCTCGTCGAGAGGCGGCCCGATGAGGGTCCTCGCCCTCTCTATCGCTGGGTCGGCGAGCAGTCATCGCCAGCAGCAATGTTGCGCGCCGAGTCCACATTCAACCAGCGGATGCAGGATGCCGGCGCGCCGGCGCCGAAGCCGCCGCCGGCCAAGGTTGAGGCGCCTGCGCCTGACGCCGTCAAGGCCGCGGCCCATGCCGCTCTGGCCCGAGCCAGTTCGGCAGCAAATAAGCGCGAAGCCAGGCCGGCGCCGGGCCATCGAGCGCGCGATCGCATCCTCGCGCTGTTCAGCCCCGGGCGTCAGATCAGCCGGGCCAGCATCCTTGCCGGACTGGCCGACGCCAACCCCGGCACCGTCATGACGACCATCAGCCTGCTGCGTAGGGCCGGCGATATCGTCGAGACCAGCAGCGGGCAGTACAGGCTGCGCGGTTCTCCGGCCGACCCCGCCGCCGCGCCGAACCCCACGCCGCCGCCGGCTCCGCTGCCGGCCACCAGCCCATCGCTGAGCCGGTCGCCCCAAGCCGCAGGCCCCACAACGCTGCAGCTGCTGGAACAGGCGAAGGCTGAGCCCGCGCGCGAAGCCCGCGGTTCGCTCGACCACCTGATCCCGGTAACGCATGAGCTTCTGGGCAAGAAATTCGGCTACAAGGCAATCGCCAAGTGGTATGCGGATCGCGGCCTGAAGGTCTCCATCGACGTTTTGAGGCGTCACCGCAAATCATGGCAAGCGCGGAAGGCGGCATGAGCTTCGAAATCGGAGATCGCGTCTTCGTCCCCAAGAAGGGCTGGGGCGAGATCACCGCGCCGGCCGGCTGCTACGGCTACTACGTCAAATTCACGCATGACGGGCCCGGCGAGTGGTGCTCGTCCACCGAATGTTTCGACCACGAGCACGAGGGGTCGGTCAACGCACCGGACCCACGGCGCCCCATCGACGTTGCGGCGCGCGAGCGCGCCAAGCTGCCATGGTGAGCGCCATGCGAACAGGCGACCACATCCGATATATCGCGGGCGGCCGGCCTGATGCGCGCGTGGAGTGCTCGAAGCCAGGCGCGGCGCAGATCGTCTATGACCGACCATGGCGGCATCCGGGGCTGGCCAGAACCGTGATCGGCCAAGCGCTATTCGGCGGCGAGATGGCGGAGTGGCGCGTGGTCGGGAGGGCCGCATGAAGCTCCGCGAGGCCATCCGCCAGGCGCCCGAGGCGACGTTCTACTGCTGCTGGTGCTCGAAGCGGAAGCCAGTCGGCACCGGCTTCGCGCTGATGAGCCGGAAACGCAAGAAGTGCAGCGCCTGCTGCAAGCGCACAAAGGAAACCCATGGCAAAGACAAGCCAAAAGCCGCTGCTTGACCGCATCGACAACTGGGCCCGTTGGGCGCGCTCCGACGGCGACCCGCAGATGACCTGCGCCAGCGCCGAGCGCTTCTACGTCCCGCCGCGACCGGACGAGCAGAAGGCCGCCGCGGGGGCCAGGGCGCCGATCGACGAGCGCGACGCCGAACTGCTGGAGCGCGCCTACCAGGCGATCCCCTACCCGCTGGAGCGCGTCTTCCTGCGCCTCTGGTACGTCCGGCGCAGCCCGGTCAAGAAGATCGCCAAGGCCGTCCAGCTGCGGCCCGCGCTGCTCGAATCCTTCAACCAGCGCTGCCTGCTGGACCTCGGCAACAGCCTGCGACTGCTGGAGCACCAGGAGGCACTTGCACTCCGGAACAAAAGCCCATATAACCGGCAGAAGAAGACCGACCTACCGTCATTTCCTGACGAGCTTGCTGCCTGAGGGCAGCGCTTGCCCGGAGGAAAGTCAAAAACCCCGCCCAGTGCGGGGTTTTTCGTTTCACCCCTGTCCTGCCAGTTGGCGAGGGGCGCGCCGGGCTTTCCGGCGCTTTTATTCCGAGATGTCGCGAGGCCCCGCAGCGACGGCGCCAGGCGATACGCCATCAACTCACCGAAGGAGTATCGCCATGTCCGTTGAAAAAGTCCGCTGCAAGCTGCGCTGCACCTCCAAGACCCTGCACCCGCACCACCTGGACGACGGCAATACCGTCCAGGGCGCATCGCTGACCTTCACCGCCGTTCACGGCGCCACGCTGGACCAGGACGGCAAGTTCGTCAGCTACCAGCAAAGCTGCGAAGAAAACAAGCTCTTCGGCCAGTGGACGCCGTCGGCCTCGTTCTCCATGTACGTGGTAAATGAGGCTGCGCACGCCATGTTCGAAGAGGGCGGCGAGTATTACGTCGACCTGACGCCGGCGCCCACCCGCGAGCACCACGGGTGAGGCCCAGCCGCCTGAAATCCAACCGGCCAATGCCGCCGGAGCGTCTGGGCCAGTTCGGGGAAGACGGCAGTTTCCCCAAGAGCTTCGCCCCGGCCATGGACGTCTGGGCGTGGCTGGTCGAGCTGGTCATCGACCCGAACGGCCGCCTGCACAACCCGGACCATGCGCATCTGCTTGAGGCGGATGTAGCCGCCCTATGGGCCGCCAGCGGCTTCGAGCGCCAAGGCAACCTGGTGCTGGGCACCGCCGAGGAACTGACCTTCCGCTGCAACGCCTGGCAGCGCGGCCGTCAGGAACAGCAGTTCACGGAATGGTTCGGCCGAGTGCCAGCCTTCCTGATCACCCTGGACGCCAGTTACTGCCGGCAATGCTCCGATGCCGAGTTCCTGGCCCTGGCCGAACACGAGCTGTACCACATTGCCCAGAAGCGCGACAGCTACGGCGCCCCGATGTTCACCAAGGAAGGCCAGCCCAAGCTGACCATTCGCGGACATGACGTCGAGGAATTCGTCGGAGTGGTCCGTCGCTACGGGGCAGTAAAGGGCCGGCTGGCCGAACTGGTCGCCGCCGCCAACACCCGGCCGGAAGTGGCTGGAATCGACATTGCGAGGGCTTGCGGGACGTGCCAGCTGAGGGCGGCCTAAGACCCGACAAGGGCTGAGGACATCCTGATGGCCGGAAAACCGAACTCGAAGCTGACCGATGAGGGCCGGGCCTACATCGTCATGGCCCTGGCCTGCTGGGATTCGCCCGGCGTGGTCGCCGAAGCGGTCAGGAAGGAATTCGCCGTCTCGATCAAACCGCAGTCGGTCGAGGCCTACGACCCGACCAAGCGGGCCGGCCGCAACCTGTCGGACAAGTGGCGCGCCCTGTTCGAAGCCACCCGCAAAGAGTTCCTGGAGGACTCCTCCAAGATCGGCATCGCCAACAAATCCATGCGCTTGCGCTCGCTGCATCGCATGGCCGAGAAGGCGGAGGGTCGCGGCAATCTCGCGCTGGCCGCCCAGTTGCTCGAGCAGGCGGCAAAGGAATCGGGCAACGCCTACACCAACCGCCGCGAGTTGACCGGCGCCGGCGGCAAGGACCTGGCGCTGGGGCCGGCCACGCTGCAAGTGGTGATCGAGGGCCAAGATGCAGCTGCGCCTGCACCGCAAGCAGGGTGAGGCATTCCTCAGCAAGGCGACCGAGATCCTGTACGGCGGCGCGGCCGGCGGCGGCAAGTCCCACCTGTTCCGAGTCGCGGCGATTTCGTGGTGCACGGCCATTCCCGGCCTGCAGGTTTACATCTTCCGCCGGACCTATCCGGACCTGTGGAAGAACCACATGGAGGGTCCGGGGTCATTCCCCGCCCTGCTGGCGCCCTGGACCAACACGGGCCAGGCCCAAATCATCTACAGCAGCCCCGGGCAGATTAGGTTCCCGAACGGTAGCAAGATTCACCTCTGCCACTGCCAGCACGAGAAGGATGTCTACGACTACCAGGGCGCTGAAATTCACGTCCTGATGATCGACGAGCTGACTCAGTGGCCGAAGGCGATGTACACATATCTCCGCGGCCGCGTGCGCCTCGGCGGCTTGAAAGTCCCACAGCCCTACAAGGACTGCTTCCCCCGAGTCTTGTGCGGGGCGAACCCGGGCGGCATTGGTCACAACTGGGTCAAGGCGGACTTCATCTCACCGGCGCCGGCGCTACAGATGTTCACCGCGGCGAAGGACGAGGGCGGCATGCGCCGCCAGTTCATCCCGGCGCGGCTCGACGACAACCCGACGCTGGTCGAGAACGACCCGAACTACGTCGACCGCCTCTCCGGCCTCGGCAGTGCCGAACTGGTCAAGGCGATGCGCGAGGGCGACTGGAACATTGTCGCCGGCGGCGCGCTCGATGACGTCTGGAGCAAGCGCATCGAGGTGGCGCGTTTCGCTATCCCGCCGACCTGGCGGGTTGATCGGTCCTTCGACTGGGGCTCCAGCCATCCGTTCTCGGTGTGCTGGTGGGCGGAGGCGGACGGCACCGAGGCGAAACTGCCCAGCGGCCAGGCCTGGTGCCCCCCGCGCGGCTCGCTGATTCTGGTGCACGAATGGTACGGCGCCAGCGGCCCGAACAAAGGCCTGAAGCTAGGGCCGCGCAAGATCGCCGCCGGGATCCTTGAGCGGGAAAAGAAGCTCATTGAAGGCTCGTGGGTGGCCAAGAAGCCGGCCCCAGGCCCAGCAGACAACCAGATTTCCGCCGTCTCCAATCCTGATACGCCGACCATCGCCGATGAGATGAAGGCGGAGGGTATCGTCTGGACCGAGAGCGACAAGGCGCCGGGCACGCGCACCATCGGCCTGGAGCTTCTGCGCGCGCGCCTGGAAGAGGCCGGCAAGGACCACCCGGAAGATCCGGCGCTTTTCATCATGGAGCACTGCCGCAGCGCCATCGCGCAGTTGCCAGTGCTCCCGCGCGACCCGCGCGATCCGGATGACGTCGACACCGCGGCCGAGGATCACATCTACGACGCGGTGCGATATCGGGTGCTCGCCGCGAAGCGGAGAGGCCCCATCGTCGTCGCCCCTTCCGTCCTGAACCGAACCATGGCTGTGAGGCGCAGATGAAGAAAGGCCAAGCAGCAGTCAAGCCGCGGCAGCCACGCCGAGTCGAGATGGGCGCGGTTCTGGCCGCCAAGGCGAAGAGGCCCAAGGCCAAAGCGCAGCCACAGTACTTCGCCGTGCCCCAGCATCCGCCGGGTGTGGCACCGAAGGACAACGGCCTGGCGCAGGACGAGGCCATTGGCGAGTCCCTCACCTGGGCCGCCGGCGCCGTCAACGCCTCCATGCTGGGCGCCTTCGCCGAGGGGCAGACCTTCCTCGGTTACACCGAACTGGCGATCCTGGCGCAGCGGCCGGAGTACCGCCGCATCAGTGAGACCATCGCCACGCAGATGACGCGGCGCTGGATCAAGCTCCAGGCCGCCAGCGGCGCCGAAGACAAGACCGACAAGATCAAGCAGCTCGAGGACGAGCTGAAGCGCCTCAACGTGCGCGAGGTGTTCCGCGAGGCTGCCGAGCAGGATGGATTCTTCGGCCGCTCCCATGTCTATCTCGACTTCGGCAATACCGATGATCGGGAAGAGCTCAAAAAGCCGATCGGCACCGGCGATAATGACCTCAGCAAGCAGAAGATCGGCAAGGGATCGCTGAAGCGCCTCCGCAGCGTCGAGGCGGTCTGGACCTACCCGACCAACTACAACAGCAACGACCCGCTGAAGCCGGACTGGTACCGGCCGCAGCAGTGGTTCGTGATGGGCAAGGAGATCCATGCCTCCCGCCTGCTGACGTTCATCGGTCGCGAGGTGCCGGACCTGCTGAAGCCGGCGTACAGCTTCGGCGGCCTGTCGCTGTCGCAGATGGCGAAGCCCTACGTCGACAACTGGCTGCGCACCAGGCAGTCGGTGTCGGACCTGATCGAGGCTTTCTCGGTCATGGTCTTCAAGACCCAGTTGCCGGAGCAGATCAACAACAACGAAGCCAACAACATCTACAACCGCGTCGACCTGTTCAACGAGCTGCGCAACAACCGCGGCACCTTCGTGGTCGACAAGAACACGGAGGATTTCGACAACGTCGCCGCGCCACTCGGCACCCTGGATGCCCTGCAGGCGCAGGCGCAGGAGCACATGGCGGCGGTCAGCGGCATCCCGCTGGTGTTCCTGCTGGGCATCACGCCGACCGGCCTGAACGCCTCCTCCGAAGGCGAGATCCGGGCGTTCTATGACTGGATCCACGCCTATCAGGAACTGTTCTTCCGGCCGAATCTTCAGAAGGTGATCGCCTTCGCCCAGTTGTCGCTGTGGGGCGAAGTCGATCCGGCCATCGGCTTCATCTTCGAGCCGCTGTGGGCCCTCGACGAGAAGGGCAAGGCCGAGGTCGACAAGCTGCGGGCCGAGACCGACTCGACGCTGTTCGACATCGGCTCTGTCACCGCTGAAGACTCCCGCCGGCGCGTGGCCGCGGATCCAGAGTCGCCCTACGCCGGCCTGAAGGTCGATGAGCTGCCGCAGCCACCTGACGAGAAGGCACTGCGTGCCGAGCTCAAGAAGGGCCGGCCGGAGCTGGCCAAGGCGGCCTGATGGCCGCTGACGACAACCGCGGTAACCCCTTCGCCCGGGTTCGTAACGCCGAAGCGCAGTACCGGCGCCAGCTAGGGCCGATCGCTAGGACCATCGGCCAAGTCATTGGCTCGTATGGCCCTGAGGTACTGATCGCCGACCCTGGCGCCGTAGCTGCCTTGATGCGCGAGCTCTCGGTCTACGCCGAGATGCTTGGCCCTTGGGGGCGCCGCATCGCCGAGCGCATGGTCGCCGATGTCGAGCGCCGGAACCTGCGGGCCTGGAAGTCGCACAGCGCCGACATCAGCCGCCTACTGCGCCGCGAGATCCTGGAGACGCCCGTCGGTGGCGTCTACCAGAACCTGGTCGAGGCGCAGGTCGGGCTGATCAAGGGCCTGCCGATCGACGCCGGCGAGCGCATCCAGCATCTGACCGTCGAGGCGATGCTGAACGGCTCCCGTGCCTCCGAGATCGCCAAGGAGATCATGCGCAGCGGCGAGGTCTCGGCCAGCAGCGCCGCCCGTCTGGCGCGCACACAGGTCGGCACCTCGTCGACCGCGCTGGTCGAAGCCCGCGCCGTCGCCGTCGGCTCGCCGGGCTACATCTGGCGGACCTCCCGCGACGGCAGCGTGCGCGAAAGCCACCGCCGAATGGAGGGCAAGTTCGTGCCATGGGCTCAGCGCCCTGAGCTCGAAGGACGCCGTGTGCACGCCGGCGAGGACTACAACTGCCGGTGCCATCCGGAGCCGGTGCTGCCGAAACTGTGAACGATTCTCCAACAGGATCAACGATGAACCAGAACATCAGCGACGTGGTCGAGGCGATCAAGACCTACAGCACGGTGCCGCTGCGCGGCGTGCAGGTCCTGGCCAACGAGCTGGCCGATTACCTGCGGTCCATCAGCGGCGAGCCCGACCTGGTGCTGGTGTTAAGCCGGCGCCTCAAGGACGCCTTCGCCAACGTCGACGGATCTTCAGCCGCACCGGGGTCGGCCGAGGATACGCAGGCACTGCGCGCGCAGATCGGCGCTCTGACCGAGCATGCCTCCGGCCTCGAGCAGAAGCTCGCAGCCGAGGCGAAGATCAACCAAGACGCTGCGGCCGACTTCCTCGCGCAGATCGCCAACGCTGCGGCGAAGCTGGAAGTCAGTGGTGCCGAAGTCGAGCGCCTGCGCCAGGAGCTGGCCGCACTGAAGGCCGCTCCGCCGGAAGCGCCGGCCGCGCCCGCCGAAGAGGCATCCAGCGGCCAGGCTCCGGCCACTGCCGATCTGCAACCGGCCGCCTAACGTGCCAGCAGTCTCCGACGCCCAGCGCCGCGCGATGTATGCCGCCGCTGAGGGAAAGTCGCGCCTGGGCATCCCGAAGAAGGTCGGCGAGGAATTCATCGCCAAGGACGCCACGAAGGGCCACGCCGCCGGCGTGCTGTTCGTCGCGCCGGATGGCGACATCCTGGTGCTGCTGCGCTCGGCCACCGAGAAGAACTACGCCAACCACTGGGCGCTCCCCGGCGGCAAGGGCGAGGCCGGCGAGACCCCGATCCAGACTGCGCAGCGCGAGGCCGAGGAAGAGCTGGGCGCTACGCCAAAGGGTGTCGCCAAGCTGCTCGACAGCGTCGTCACCCCGACCGGCATGGCCTTCCATACCTTCGCCCAGCCAGCGGACAAGTTCGCGCCAAAGCTCAACGACGAGCACTGCGGCTATGCCTGGGTGTCGATGGAGCGCCTGCCGCAGCCGCTCCATCCGGCCCTCGGCAAGATGCTCAACAACCGCCTCGGCATGGCCGAGGACATGGACCACGAAGAGTGGGAAGCGCTACGCAGCGGCTTCGCCAAGTGGACCCGCGAGGAAGAGGCCGAGGGCGAGCACGCCGAGGATGACGAGCATGGCAAGCTGAACGAGAAGGAGAGCGCCGAGGCCGACCGCACCGCCAAGGAGCGCGCCAGCATGCCCGCTTCGGCCTTCCTACAGCCGGCCACCCGGAAGTATCCGGTCAAGGCCATGAAGGACGGCGCCTGGATCTACAGCCGCGACCTGCTGCTGGCCGCGGCACGCGAGGCTCGCATGCATGGCCACGAGGATCTGGCCAAGCACGCCGACTCGATCCGGGAACGCAAGTTCGGCGGCGCGCAGGACTCCGCGTTGATCGCCTTCGATCGCGAGTCGGTGCGCACTAAGGACAAGGACGGCCGGCTCCACATCAAGGCTTCCAACATCAGCAAGGCCACGGTGAATCCCTACCGCGGCAACGAGATCCCGAAGTGGCAGGAACTCGGCCTAGACTCGACCAAGGTCTACTACCTGCTGCGCGATCCGGCGGAGCTGGCGAAGGGTGCCGCGACCTTCAACAACCTGCCGGTGCTTTCCAAGCACCAGAAGGTCTCCGCCGAAGACCACGACCACATGATTGTGGTTGGCACCACCGGCAGCGAGGCCGAGTTCAACGAGCCGCACCTGCAGAACAGCCTAGCGATCTGGACGGCTCCGGCCATCAACGGCATCGAGACCGAAGATGAAAAGGAGCAGGTCAAGGAACTGTCCTGCGCCTACAGCTACCGCGCCGATATGACCCCTGGCACGTTTGAGGGCAAGCCCTACGACGGCGTCATGCGGGACATCGTCGGCAACCACGTCGCTCTGGTGCGCGAAGGCCGTGCCGGCCCTGACGTGGTGGTGGCCGACTCCGCTCTGCAGCTCGGCTGGGGCTTCAACGCCTTCAACAACCGCTACGACTTCAGCCGCTTCGGCTGAGCCGTTTCTCATCCGAGGATGGGGCCTGTGGCCTCGCCTCACAACACCCCGTCCATACGGAGATTCATCAATGAAAGTGCTGTCGCGCAAAGCAGTGTTCGCCGAGGGTGCCCTGAAGGCTTACCTCGCGCCGAAGCTCGCCCAGGACGCCAAGATCGACCTGGCCCCCGTATTCGAAGGCCTGTCGGCCAAGAACTTCAAGGAAAAGAAGGGCGGCATAGTCACCGCCATCAAAGCCGCCACGAAGGACAAGCTGGCGAAGGACGCCAACATCGAGGACGTCGCGCAGCTGCTCGACGCGCTCGAGGGGGTCGAGGTCGCCGAAGGCGCCGACACCGACCCGAACACCGGCCTGCCGATGGATATGGAGGCCATGGACAGCGACCACGCCAAGCTGATGGCCTTCCTCAAGGGCAAGCTCAGCGAGACCGACCTGGCCGAGGTCGAGAAGCTCTGCAAGGGCGAAGGCGCCTCGGATGAGCCGCCGCAGACCCAGGGCGCCGCGAAGAAGCCCGATGAAGAGCATGTCACCAAGGGTGCGATGGACGCCGCCCTGGCGCAGGTCCGCAAGGACGCGGCCAAGAACGCCCAGGAGATCCGCGACGCCGAGCGCGCCGTGCGTCCGTGGGTCGGTGACCTGGCCCAGGCGCAGGACAGCGCCGACGGCGTCTACAAGGCCGCGCTGACCGCCCTGGGCGTGAAGACCGATGGCATCCACCCGTCGGCCTACCGCGCCCTGCTCGATGCCCAGCCGCAGCCGGGCGCCAAGACCAAGAAGAAGGAGACCCTCGCCGCAGATGCCGCCGGCGCGAAGGGCTTCTTCGAACGTTACCCCGACGCCAAGCGCATCGGCCTGCAGTAATCCACCACCCCTTCAGGAGAAAGTTCCATGTCCGGTGGCTTCCAAACCGCGGTGAACACTCAGCCGGCACCGGCCGTTGCGGGTGATTTCGCCGATTCCAATCCCCGCGTTTCGGTCAACGCTGGCCCCGGTGGCCTCGTTGCTGGCGCCGCTGGCGTCACTGTCGGCCGCGCTGCCTGGCTGTCGTCCAGCCTGATCGACCCCGACAACGCGCCCATCATCGTCAACAACTTCGGTTCCGGCGCCATCGCCGGTATCGTTCCGCGTCGCCAGCAGGGCCTGATCACCCAGTACCTGGCCGACGCCTCCATGGTGATCCCGCAGGGCTTCCAGCTGGAACTGATCAGCCGCGGCGGCCTGTGGGTGAAGAACGAAGGCTCGACCCAGGCGCAGTACGGCCAGAAGGCCTATGCCGACTTCGCGACCGGCAAGCTCAGCTTCGCTGCCACGAATTCGCCGTCCAGCGCTTCGTTCACCGGTGCCATCGCTGCCAACACCTTCTCGGTGACCGGCTCGATCAGCGGCAACGTGATGACGGTGACCGCGGTCGGTTCCGGCACCATCGTTCCGGGCGCCGCGATCTCCGGCACCGGTGTCGCCTCGGGCAGCTCCGTGGTCTCGCAGCTGTCCGGCACCGCCGGCGGCATCGGCACCTACGCGGTGACCCCGAGCGAGCAGACCGTCGCCTCCACCACGATCTCCGGCACCTACGGCACCCTGACGGCCTCGGCCGTCACCGGCACCATCGAGGTCGGCGGCGTGGTCGGTGGTGCAGGCGTGTCCGCTGGAACCACCATCACCGCCTTGGGCACGGGCACCGGCGGCGCCGGCACCTACATCGTCAACCTCACCCAGACCGTCGCCTCGGAGGCGATGACCTCCACCACCAACACCGAAACCGCGTTCTATGCGGTGTCGTCCGGTGCTGCGGGTGAACTGGTCAAGGTCGCCACCCACATGAGCTCGCTCGGCTAAGCGCGCGCACCACAGGAGCAAAAAGATGAACCTTCAAGAAGCGATTGCCGCCTGGCGCAGCGATGCGGCCCAGATGGCAGCTCGTGGCGTCGTTCTCCCCGGCGTCGCCGCATACATCCCCGACGGCTGGGCCTATGACTCGGAACTGGCCATGGACGCCCTGCCGGCCCTGGTCACCGACCCGAACTCCGGTGTCCCGGCGCTACTCACAACCCTGATCGACCCGGAAGTCTTCAAGATCCTGTTCGCCCCCAACAAGGGCGCCATGATCCTGGGCGAGCAGAAGAAGGGCACCTGGCTGGACGAGACCGCGATGTTCCCGGTGGTCGAGCACACCGGCGAGGTGTCCAGCTACGGCGACTTCGCCGAGAACGGCCGCGCCGGCGCCAACACCAACTGGCCCCAGCGCCAGGCTTACCTGTTCCAGACGATGAAGGAATACGGCGAGCGCGAGCTGGAGCGCGCCGGCCTGGCCCGCATCAACTGGGTGTCCGAGATCGACCGCGCCGCGGCGACGGTGCTGAACAAGTTCAGCAACCTGACCTACTTCTTCGGCGTGGCCGGCCTGCAGAACTACGGCCTGCTGAACGATCCGAACCTGTCGGCCGCGCTGACCCCGGCCACCAAGGCGGCCGGCGGCGTGAAGTGGATCACCAGCGGCGGCGTGATCAATGCCACGGCGAATGAGGTCTACGCCGACATCCAGTCGCTGTTCATCCAGCTGGTGAACCAGACCGGTGGCCTGGTCGACCAGCAGGCCAAGCTGGTGCTGTCCATGTCCCCGAGCTCGGCAGTGGCTCTGACCGCGACCAACAGCTTCAACGTCAACGTCTACGACCTGCTGAAGAAGAACTTCCCCAACATCCGCTTCGAGACGGCGGTGCAGTACGGGGCGCTCTCCAGCTCGAACCCGCAGGGCGTCGCGGCGGGCAACATGGTCCAGATGATCGTGGAGGAGGTCGAGGGCATGAAGACCGGCTACTGCGCCTTCAACGAGAAGATGCGGGCGCACAAGATCATCCCGGCCGCGTCGAGCTACAAGCAGAAGGTCACCGGCGGTACCTGGGGCGCGATCATCCGCCTCCCCGCCGGCTTCGCCCAGATGGTGGGCGTGTAACAACCCTCCGGAGCTGAACAGGAAACCCGCCGAAAGGCGGGTTTTTTGTTGCCCGGCCTTTTTTTCAAGTCAGAGGACTTCAACCCATGACCGGTACCGTTACCGTTGCCTGCAAGGTCGCCAACGGCCTCCTGCTGCGCCTCTTCAAGATGGTGGAAGACGCCGAGCCCGTTCTCGGCGGCGGCACCCGAAAGATCAAGCGCGCCGAGCAGATCGGCGAGGCCGTCAAGATCAATGGCCCTGGCGCCGCGCTCTTCGGCCGCAACCCTGCCTACCCCGTGGTGGCGGGATATGCGCTGACGCCGAACGTCGATGCCGAGTTCTTCACCGAGTGGCTGAAACAGAACAAGGATCACGACGCCGTCAAGGCCAACCTGATCTTCGCCTACGACAAGCCGGCGGACGTCGAGGCCTGCGCCAAGGAGCACGAGGCGCAGCGCAGCGGCCTGGAACCGATCGATCCCGAGAAGCCGCAGAAGGCGCTCAAGGGCATCGAACGCGGCACCAAGGAAGCGGCGTAGGACTCCCTGCCATGCGGACCTTACTTCGCATGCTGGCGCTGGCCGGCGGAGCGCTGATTGCCTCCGCTGGCCTGGCGGCCCCCCCGCCGGACCCGCCGCCGAGCTCGGTGATCGCGCCGACCTCCACTCCCCTGGCGGTCAGCAGCTCATCCTCGAACGTCGCCCTCCCCGCCTCAGCGCCGTATTCGACGGTCTACGTCTTCAACGAGGGCACCGTCGAGGCATTCATCGCCCTAGGTGGCAACTCCGTCGTGGCGACGACCACGGGAATCGCCGTGCCGGCAGGGACTGGCCTGAGCCTCTGGGCCGGCTCCAACACGTACCTGGCAGCCATCACGGCGTCGAGCACGACCACGCTTCGGATCATGCAGGCCAATGGTCCCGTCGCCCTGAAGAGTGGCGGCGGGGTCAATGCCTCGAATGCGGTGACGTCATTCAACGGCCGGACCGGCGCGGTGGCGCCGACCGGTTCCGACTACTCGTCGTTTTACTGCCTGCTATCGGCCTCGGCATGCCTGTGGGGACCAGGCACGCAGACCTTCTCGAACACCGGCGCCGCCGGCAAGCAGCTGATCATCCAGTCCACCACGGGGACCGCCAACGAGAAGCAGCTCGCGTTCCAAAACAATGGCACCGGCACCTTCGGGATCGTCCCCGTCTCCGACGGCGGGACCGCCTCAACCACGGACGGCCTGTTCCTGACCTACGGCGCTGCCAATCAGCTGAACGCACTCGACTACAAGGATTCGTTCTACGGCGAGGAATTCAAGGTCTTCGGCAACGATGTGCTTTTCACGTCGGCGCCCGGCGGCGACCCGCTGCTGTCGGTTCAGGATCCTGGCATTGGCGGCGGGGCCTTCGCCGGTCTGCTGGCGGCCGTCGGCAGCGAGACGCAGACCGCCATGTTCTGCACCGGTGTCGGCAGCACGCAGGGTGCGCAGGTGGTTGGCGGTCCGACCGGGGAGAGCTGCGTCGTGGGCGCAGCCAGCAACTTCGTCTCCTCTGCCCCAATCAGCATCGGCGCCAGTGATGGTACCAACGGCAGCGCCTGGGAGATGGCGCGCTTCGACCTGAAGAACGGGACTCTGCTGCTGCGCAACGGCAAGACCCCTACGACGGTGTTCTCCAGCATCAAGACCGGCAGCACCATCGCGAACGTGCTCGGCGACTCGGCCAACGCCGGGGATACCACGAACCTGACGGCGGGCTCGCTGGCGAACATCACCGCCAATGGCAATCCGATCGTCACAACGACTGACACCCAGACGCTCAGCAACAAGACGCTGACCGCCCCGGTCCTCGGCGCGGCGACCGCGACCACGATCAACAAGGTGACGCTGACCGCCCCGGCCACCGGATCGACGCTGACCATTGCCGATGGCAAAACGCTGACCGCCTCCAACACCCTGACGCTGACCGCGACTGACGGCAGCACCCTCGCAATCGGCGGCGGCGGCACGCTCGGCAGCGCCGCCTACCAGAGCACCGGCACGAGCGGGGCGACCCTGGGGCTACTGAACGGCACGCTTACCTTCAGCGGCGCCGACACGTTCAGCTCCTCCATCGCCGCAGCCATCTTCAAAAACAGCGGCAACATCTCCGTCACCTCCCAAGGCACGGCCGGGTACTTCGCTGCGAACGCCGCCGCCACTGCGACTGACACCAGCACGGCGACCGGCACGAATGCGACGAAGCAGTATATGTACGGCTTCCTGCAACCGACCCTGGCCGCCTCCAACTCCGGCGTCACCTACAGCGCTGTCGTATGCACTCTCTGCATCGACAACGCGCCGGCGGCTGGAACCAACGTCACCCTGAGCGCTCCGCGCGCTTTGTATGTCGCGGCGGGCACGAGCCAGTTCAACGGCTCCGTCAATATCAACTCCAGCATCAACCTTGTGACTCTGTGGGAGTCAGCGACAGCCCCATCAATCGCCAGCGGATTCGGCACCACGCCGTCAGTGGGTGCCAACAATGGCACCGCAGCCTTCACTGTGAACGTCGGTACCGGCGGGACCGCGACCAGTGGCGTCATCACGATGCCGGCGGCGAGCCATGGGTGGTCGTGTCCGGCGCCCAATGATCTCACAACCACCTCCGCCACCGTATTCATGACGAAGGTTACTGCGACTACCACGACCTCGATCACCATCGGCAACTTCACCACAGCCGGTGCGGCTGGGGCATGGGCATCCGGCGACGTGATCCAGCTCAGTTGCACGGGCTACTGAAGTCGACGATGTGTTTGCCGATGCCATCGGTAAAGACCTGGTCGAGCTTCAAGAAGAGCCCCTGAAATGATCACACCAGCATCGTTTGTTGAGTCATTTCCGGAGTTCAGCGACTCAACCACGTATCCGCCGGCGCGAATCCAACTGGAAATCTCGGCTGCCTACGGCCAACTGAACGCCTCGCGGTTCGGCTCGCAGCTGGACTTGGCAGCATCGCTGTTCGTGGCGCACTACCTGGTGCTGGCCGCGCGACAGAACAAGGCTGCGCTGCAAGGCGGCATCCCCGGCCAGGCTGCGGCTCCGCAGTCCTCGAAGACGGTCGGCCCGGTTTCGGCGTCCTACGACACCCAGGCTGCCGCCATCGAGGGCGCCGGCCTATGGAACGCGACCGTCTACGGCCAGCGCCTTTACAAGATGATGCAGCAGTACTGCTTGGGGCCGGTATATCGGCCGCGTACTTACCGCGGCCGCTTCCGGCTGTAGGGCACCGTGAAGTCCGGCATCGAGGTCACCGTCGACCGGGTCGGTGCCCTGGTGCGAGATCTGCGGGCCCTATCCACGCAGGACGTGCTGGTCGGCGTGCCGGAGGCCGAGACCCAGCGGGAGCCTGAACCAGGCGAACCGGCCGGCATCACGAATGCGGCCATCGGCTACATCAACGAGTTCGGCTCGCCAGTGAACAACATCCCGGCGCGCCCGCACCTGTTTCCCGGCATCGAGGATGCCCGGGATCGCCTCACCCCCGAGCTCGGCGGCGCCTTCGCCGCGGCGCTGGACGGCCGCATGGACGACGTGGACACGCGCCTCAACCGCGCCGGCCTGATCGCCCAAGCCGCGGTGCGGAGCCGGATCATCACCGGCCCGTTCGTGCCTTTGGCGCCGTCCACCATCGCGGCCCGGAAGCGCCGCGGCCACGAGGGCGAGGCGCCGCTGCAGGAGTCTGGGCAGTACCGCCAGGCCATCACCTACGTTCTTCGTCGTCGGAGTAAGTAGTGGCCGACCTTGATGTCACCGACCTTTTGCTGGACACCGACTTGGCCGGGAGTCAATTCACGGTCCTCAGACGGCAGGAAGCGATCGACACACATGGGCGTTCTCAACTGACGACGACACCGTTTACCAATGTTGTCGGTGCCGTGTTCCCGACCGGAGAAAACAGCCTGGTCCGTCAGGCCGATTTCTCGACCCAAGCGTCAACGATCACGGTGGTGACCATGTTCGGGCTGCGTGGCGCGTCGACCGATGGGACGAACAACTATCAGCCCGATCTGGTTCAGTGGCGCGGCGGCAACTACATCGTGAAGAGCGTCAAACCGTACCTGTATGGCCCCGGCTTTGTCGAGGCTGAATGTACAACCGTCGATCTTAACGCTGTGCCACAGATCTGACCGTGACCAACGATTCTTCAACGGGCGGCCCGCTGGCGTCATTTCCCGCGTTCGCGCTAGGGACGCCCCCGCCCGGTTATGCGGGCCTCGGACTCGGCGCATTAGGTGCCCTTCCGAACTTCAGCGACGATGATCTGGACTCGATCCTCCAGAACATTCTGGCCGGGATCATCGGACTGGATCCAACGATGGTTCGGCCGCGGTGGCAGCCCGAGACCCCGAACGTGCCTGCCTATGGCACAAATTGGGCGTCCATCGGAATCACCTACATCGATGCGGATATCTTCGATTGGCAGGGCCACTTTCCGGACTACGAGGGATACAACATCCAGTACCGGACGGAAGAGCTGACCGTTCAGTGCAGTTTCTATGGCCCCAACTGCGAAGGCTACTGCCGCCGATTGCGGGAGAGCCTTCAGGTCGCCCAGAACCTTGAGCCTCTTCAACAGCTCGGGATTGGGCTGATTTCGACCGGACGAATCACGGTGGTACCGACGCTGCTCAAAGAGCGCTGGCTGCGCCGATGTGATCTCTCGGTGCAGTTGCGCCGCGCCATCATCAATTTCGTGCCGATCCTGAACCTAGAATCGGCCTCTGTTCAGGTCACGACGGACCAGCCTGCCGTCTCGACGAGCATCACCATTCAGGAGTCCCCATGACTGCTCCCCTTCCCGTGTCTTTGCTGGTCAATGTGGGCGTCACACTGACGCCTCAGGCCGCGCAGAGCCAGTCTCTCAACTCGCTGCTGGTCCTCGGCAGTTCGACGGTCATCGACACGGTCGAGCGCTTGCGCACGTACCCCGGGATCGATGCGGTCGCCGCCGACTTCGGGACTAGCGCGCCCGAATACCTTGCTGCCGTTCTATGGTTCGAGCAGGCGCCCCAGCCTACCGACCTGCTCATCGGTCGCTGGGTCCAGTCGGCATCCAATGGCGAACTGATCTGTGGCGCCCTCGGCAACAGCGCCTTGGCCGCCCTGAAGGCGGTCACCAGCGGCGGCTTCACGGTGACGGTCGACGGAGGGTCGGCACAACATTTGTCGGGCCTGAACTTCAGCGCCATTGGCAATTTCAACGCCGCGGCCGCAATCATCAGCGCCGCGCTGACCGGTGCGACTTGCACCTATTCGGCCAGCCAGAATCAGTTCGTCTTCACCTCGGCCACCACAGGCACCAGCTCGACCATCAGCTTCCTCTCGGCGCCGAGTTTGGGCACCGACATCAGCGGCCTGATCAACGGTACGAACGTCAGCGGAAATGGCGCCTACGAGGCCCCAGGTCTGGCCGCCGAAACTGCTCTCTCTGCGGTGGAACTTTTCGATCTGCTCTACGGCACGGAGTGGTATGGCGTCACCGTGGCTGGGGCTGTGGATGCCGATCATCTGGCCATCGCCCCATACATCGAGGCCGCGAGTAGCCCGATTCATACGTACTGGGTTTCCACTCAGGAGGCGGGCGTGCTGTCGCCCACCAGCACGACCGACATCGCCGCGGAGCTGAGCGCCCTGAAGTACAGCCGCAGCGGTGGCCAATACAGCAGCAGCAACCCCTATTCGGCCTGCTCGCTCACCGGCCGCGCCCTGACGGTCGACTACACCGGCAACAACACCGCGATCGTCCTCGCGTATAAACAGGAGCCTGGCATCGTGCCGGAGATCATCTCCGCCACTCAGCTTGGTGCCCTGCAGAGCAAGTCCTGCAACGCCTTCCTGGCCTTCAACAACAACACGGCGATCATCTGGCAGGGCCGGATGTTCTCGGGCATTCCGATCGATGTCCGGACTGCGGTCGACAATCTGAGCATCGACATCCAGACCGCGGTGTTCAACCTGCTCTATACCAGCCCGACGAAGGTCCCACAGACCGACAGCGGCAACCACCAAGTGGTGACAGCCATCGAGGCTGTGCTTTCCAAGTATGTGCAGAACGGCGTGCTGGCTCCGGGCCAATGGAATGCCGCGGGCTTCGGCTCGCTGCAGCAGGGGCAGTGGCTGTCGGCAGGCTTCTACTGCTACGCCCCGCCGATTGCCGGCCAGAGCCAGGCGGACCGCGCCGCTCGCAAGTCGGTCACGTTCCAGATCGCCGCCAAGCTCGCCGGCGCGATCGAAACCGTGAAGATCGCCCTCGTCGTCAACCAGTAATCCGGAGCTTCCATGGCCACGTATTCCTTTCTCGACACCGTCGCCAACATCAACGGGCCCGGTGGTAACTTCAACATGGGCGCCAACGCAGGCATCGCGGAGGAAGGCATCTCGATCGAGCCATCCGCCGACCTGAACAACATGGCGATCGGCGCCGGCGGCGACGGCCAGCACAGTCTGAGCGCCAACCGATCCGGCAAGCTGCTGGTGCGGACCCTCAAGACGAGCCCACTCAACGCGCAGCTTCAGACGATGCTCAACCTACAGCGCAGCTCGTCACTTCTGCACGGCAACAACACCATCATCATCGGCAATGTGATGGGTGACCACATCACCTGTCAGCAGTGCGCCTTCAGCAAGCAGCCCACCATCAACTATGCCGCGGTCGCCGGCATGAACGAATGGAGCTTCGATAGTATCCTGATCGACTTCACCCTCGGGGGCGCCCTGCTTAACCAGCTCCTGGCCGCCGCCGGCGCCGGCTCCGTGATCGCGGACGCGCTGGGCTAAGCCATGGAACTCAAAGTCGGTGAATTCACCTACCGCACCGGCGTCATCAGCGCTCGGGTGCAGTTCCATGTTGTCCGGCGGCTCGCGCCCTTCATCAAAGTGCTGGCCGAGAATGTCGACGCCTTCAAGGGCGCCGAAAGCGGCAACCTGTCTGGACTGGATCAGCTGGCCGAGGTGGTGGCGCAGATGCCAGATAAGGATGTCGATTTCATTCTTGACACCTGCCTGGCTGTCTGCGAGCGCCAGCAGGGGCCGGCCTGGGCCAAGGTCATGGCCCCTGGCGGCCGGCTTATGTTCGAGGACATGGCCATGCCGCAGATGCTGCGCCTTGTCGTGGCGGTGATCCAGGAGAACATGGGGGGTTTTTTTCCCGCCCTGCCGTCCGGGTCCAAGGCGGAGGCGCCGTCTCCGGCGTGACGCTCGTGCAGATGGCTTCAGGCGAGGACTGGCTGTTCCGGCCCGTGCTTCGCCGGCATCTGCATGTACGGGATCTGGATGACGGCAGCGTTAGCCTGGCCCAAGTTGCGGACCTCAATGAGGCTCTTGACGTGGAAGACCTGAACAGGCAGCGGATTGCGGAGGCGCATCGTGGCCGGCGGAACTGAGATTCTGAAGGAGTTTCTGGTCAAGATTGGATTCCGCGTCGATGGGTCGTCGCAGGCCAAGTACAAGGGCGCGGTTGATCAGGCGACGAAGCAGGCGCAGCAGATTGGAAAGGCGGCGAAGGAGATTGAAGAGGCTGGAGTAAAGGCTGAGGCGGGCGCGCAGAAATCAGGGGGCGCAACGGCGCTCAAGTTTGCTCTGATAGTCGCCAGCCTCGAGGCGCTTGCAATCGCTGCTGCACGCGCAGTGGAGCACGTCTCCGACGACCTTGAAAAGCTCGCCTTCCAAGCCCAGCGCGCCGGATCGACTGTCAAGGACTTGCGATCGATCGGCTTTGCAGCCAGCCAAATCGGCATCGACGCCAACGCCGCCCGCGCGGCCGTCGAGAACTTGGTCCAGGCCGGCCGCCTGAATCCCGGCAATGTCGGCCTGCTTCAGGCGCTGATCGGCCCCCTCAACGGGCGCGACGGCAAAGAGCAACTGATCGCCCTGCTGGACCGCCTGCGCAAGATGCCGACCTTCCTGGCCGCGATGTACGGCCAGCAGTTCGGCCTCGATCCGAAGATGATCCAGCAGGCCGCGGCCAACTGGGGAGAGTTCGTCCAAGCCCTGCGCCAGGGCGACGAGATCCAGCGCCAGGCTGGCGACAACACTGACCAGTTGGCGAAGCAGGCGCATCAGCTAATGGTCCAGGTGCGCAGCCTGGGCGAGGAATGGCGGCAGGTCGGCATCACGCTGGCTGGTTACGTGCAGCCGATTCTAACTCCGGTCCTTCAATGGCTGAAGGACGCCGGCTTATGGGTGGTCAATTTCGTCGCCGGCGGCGACAAGATGCGAGGCGTCCTCGACACGATCGGCAAGGCCGCATCGGACTTGCTGGGGCCGTGGGATTCCTGGCGCGACACCTTCAAAGATCTGATCAGTGGCACGAAGGACTTGGCCGTGGAGCTGGGCAAGCTCGGGCTGGCTATCGCTGGCTTTGTCGGACCGACGATCAAGACCGTTCTGCTGACCGCCCTGAAGGACTTGGGCGATGTCCTGCACCTGGTGCTGGACCTGTCGGCGGCGATCATCAACTTGCTGAGCGGCAATTTCGGCACCGCCAAAAACGACGCTTCCAGGGCATGGGGAGATTTCACCAAGCTGCTGACCGATACACGGGATGGCATTGTGACGGCCGCAGGCGATGTGCCGCAAGCTGCGCAGCCTCCAAGCAGCGCACCGACTGGCAGTGAGCCACGCGGGATCCGCAACCGCAACCCGGGCAATTTGAGGTATGGGGCGTTCGCACGGAAGATGGGGGCCACCGGCGCGGATGGCGGCGGCTTCGCCATCTTCCCGTCAATGCGCCAGGGCATCGCAGCGACCGCCGCCCTACTCCGCGGCTACATGGGCCACGGCTACAACACGCTGCGCTCTATCATCGGCCGCTACGCCCCGAGCAGCGAGAACAACACCGGCGGCTACATCAATTTCGCCGCCAACGCCCTGGGCGTGAGCGCTGACGCGCCGCTGGGCGCCGACCGCATTCCGGACCTGGCACGCTCGATCTTCCAGTTCGAGAACGGACGCCAATATGGCGATCCGACCGTACACCAGAAGGTCGATATCCACGTGCACGGCAGCGGCGACCCGCATACCGCGGCGCGCTTGGTCGGCGATGAGCAGCGGCGCGTGAACGCCGACCTAGTGCGCAACTTCAAGGTGCGGATGGCATGACCAACGGCCGCTTCCTGATCATCCCGGCCAGCGGCCAGCCCATCAAGGCCGACGCCTGGATCGAAGAGGCCGGGACCGATACGGTGACGATCACGCGGCACCCTGTCGAGCAGGGCGCGCAAATCACCGACCACGCCATCGTTGAGCCGGCGCGAGTGAACCTACGGCTAGGCTGGAGCAACAGCTCGCCGCGGGCCCTGTCCACCAGCTACATTGACGAGGTCTATGCGCAGCTGCTGGCGCTGAAGGACGCCAGGCTGCCGTTTAAGCTGGTCACGGCAAAGCGCAGCTACGAGAACATGCTCATCGCGGCACTGACGCAGGTGACCGACGAGCGCACCGCTCATGCCCTGTTTGTGTCGGTGACCATCGAGCAGATCATCATCGTGCAGACGCAGGTAACCAGCATCGGGACCGACCCTTCGGTGATGGCAAACCCAGAGAGCAACCAGCCGGTTGCCAACCTGGGGCAGAAACAGGCGACACCGACGACCCTTTTCAATCGCAATGCGCCGGGCGTGCAGGACCAGATCGGCCCATGAGCACCGCTTACGAGATCCCGACCAGCCGGCAGCCGCAGACCTTTACGGTCTCGCTGGCGGGGGTGACCTACACGGTCACGCTTCGCTGGAATGTCACAGCTGCGGCCTGGATACTGGACCTAGCTGACCGGAACGGGAATCCGATTACCACTGGCATCCCACTGGTCCCGGGTCCTAACCTGGTCGCCCAGCTGGGGTATCTGAACCTGGGCTTTTCTCTCTACACGCAGACGGACAACGCGCCGGATAGTCCGCCGACCTTCAGCAACCTCGGCAGCACCGGCCATCTGTTTGCCTTGCTGCCATGAGCCAGTACCTGCGGAAATGCACGCTTCTGGTGGCGAATGACACAGAGGCGCTGGACCTGTCGGAGCTTCGCATCACCTTCCAGGTCCAGCAGAGCGATGTCGAAACGCCCAACAGCGCGCTGATCCGGGTGTACAACTTGGCGCCGGAGACACTGACACGGGTTGAAAACGAGTTCACCCGGGTGATCCTGCAGGCCGGGTACGAGAACGACTCTTTCGGGATAATTTTTGAAGGCTCGATCAAGCAGACGCGGCGTGGCCGGTTTATCGGACCAGACTCCTTCCTGGACATCCTGGCCGCGGATGGCGACGAAGCCTACAACCAAGCGACTGTGAACGAGACGCTGGCCGCTGGCACCACCTCTGATCAGGTGCTGCAGCGCCTGGCGGCCGCGATGGGCTTGCCCGTCGGCTACGCGCCCGATTTGCCGCCGAATGCGCTGCAGCGCGGCAAAGCCATGTACGGCCTAGCCCGCTGGTACCTGCGTGACTTCGCGCAGACCTACCAGCTGCGCTGGTCGATCCAGCGCGGCCAGCTGGTGCTGGTGCCGATGACCGGTTATGTCCCCGGACAAGCCGTGGTGCTGAACAAATTCACCGGCCTGATCGGCGTGCCCGAGGTGACGCCGGGCGGAATCTGTGTGCGGGCACTGCTGAACCCGCAAATCCGGGTCGGATCGCTCATTCAGCTGAACAGCAACGACATCACAGGCGCTTTGCTCGGTGGCAATCTGCTATATACGCCTGGGCGTCTCGAATCCCTGCCAGGCCTCCTGCCGAAAGTGATCAATGACGACGGCTTCTACCGAGTGCTGGTCAGCGAATATGTCGGTGATACCCGCGGCGAGCCCTGGTATTCGGAACTAACATGCTTGGCCATCGACAAGACTGCGCCTGCAGATCAGGCAGCAAAAGCGGAGGGTTGAACCCATGATCATCGTGAAGTGCATTCGCCCACAGCCGCGGCAGGTTTCCCCCATGGACCAGATCCGGGCAGCCCACAACGCGGAGGCGCAGCGGTACGCTCAGCGGGAAGCCAGGCAGCGCGCGGTGGAGGACATGATCAATCTGCGTGGCGGGTTAATGCCGCGCGGCCGGGGGCGCTGGTGATGATTGGCAAGATTGCTTCTAATATTGATATTTTTGCTTAAATTCTTCGTTGCTTAAAAAGCAATAGAAAATAGCTTCAAAAAAAGCGACTACCGTAGGAATAAACGTCCAGCAAAAAAGCAAATAAATAACAGCTTGGCCAGGTCGGTTTAAATAGAATTTATGGATTCCAAGGCCTCCTAGGAAAAAAGCTAGAAAAGCAGCCAAACCCCTGCTTTTTGTGGACTTTGGAGTAGGCAATGCAGTGCCGGTAGGCGCGCCACAATTAGGACAATTTGAAGCCAGGTTCGATACTTGGTGGCCGCACTCATGACAAGCGATTAGCGCCACGTCACCCTCCTCGAGACGTTGATTGGCGACGACGCTTTGAGGCTGGATTTGGCTCCAACGCCTTAGTTATCGCCGCCGCCGCCTCGGGCGATAGTCCTTTGACCGCCTCAATCAATTTCGCAAAGTTTCGGTCGAGTCGCGCATCGATGTCTTCGAGATTCTGGGCATCGCGACGCTCAAATGACTCAACGAGTCGCGCATTGACCTCTGCATTGAGAGAGCGTCTGGCAATCCGGGCCGCCTCAGTGAGCTTCTCGTGTAGCTCGCGGGGGACACGGAGCTGTGACCGGACGTAGTCGTCTTGGGATTCCATAAAAAAAGCATAGCAGTTTCACCAAGATATGCCACCGATCCAGTGTCGCCACTACAATAGTGTTGACACTACGATAGTGTTTTGACAGGATGGGACCTCATGGCGAAGCCGAAACAGGAGGTGAAAGTGGAAGCGGCACAGCAGGTCGGGCTTATGGTGCGCCTGCCTGTTTCGCTGCGGGATTGGGTGCGCGAGCGCGCAACCCGTAATCGCCGCAGCGGAAATTCCGAGATCGTGTGCCTGTTGGAGCAGGTGCAGAAGGATGAACAGGCAGCAAAAACGAAAAACCCCCCGAACGCTTAAACCTTGGCCGGTGGCGTTCGAGGGGCAGGTGTTGAACCCTTTGGAGGTAACAACGAGATGCAATCTAGCACAAGCCGTGCCGTTGTGGTAGACAGCTTGGCGCTGTCACCCAACGAAGTTCAATATTTTCAGGTTGTTGGGAAGTTCGATGGGGTCGAATACGCCCTCAGCCGCGAACTACCTACGCTAAAAATGGCAGAAGGCACGCTGATCATGGCCTGGGCGCTAGGCCTTGATGAGGCGTATCTCATCCGTGGCGGGTGGGCCTTCGAAGAAGGTGATCCTGCAGCTGACGAGTTCCGTGAATTCATCGATTCGGGCGCTGATCCATTCGCGAGGGCGAAGATCAGATACCAATGGCCCGGCCTGCGGAGACTGCAATGAGCGCCGCGGGCAAGACCGTCAGCATCCCGGCGCCGAACATGCAGGTCGCCAACTTCCGTATCCGCGGCGTGGCGCCCTACGTGGCCTGCAAGTTCTCGGAGAAGGCCAAGAACCAGATCCGCGAGGCCCAGGCCGCTGGCAGCACCGCGCGTAGCAAGCGCAAGCGCGAGGCCAAGGACTTCAGCCTGCTGTTCGAGCAGTCGATCCATCGCAGCCGCGAAGGGTGGGCCGGCATGCCAGCCTCCTGCTTCCGCAACGCGATGATTAGCGCCTGCCGGCTGGTCAACTTCAAGATGACCTTGGGGCGCCTCGGTATCTTCGTCGAGCCTGACGGCTTCGACCGCGAGAGCGGCGAGCCGCTGGTGCGCATCGACGGCGAGCCGCGGCAGCACGAGAGCATGGTGCGCCTCGTCACCGGCGTGGCCGACCTGAGGGTCCGGGCGATGTGGGAGCAGTGGGGCGCCGATGTCCGCATCCGCTTCGACGCCGATATGTTCACGCTACAGGACGTGGCGAACCTGTTGGCCCGCGTCGGCGCCCAGGTCGGCATCGGCGAAGGCCGGCCCGATTCCAAGAACAGTGCCGGCCAGGGTTGGGGCCTGTTCCAGCTGGAGGCCGAACCGTCATGAGCCGCCAGGAAGACATTCGCGCCGCACTGGACGGCCTCACTTCGCGCAGCGGCATCCTCAAGCCGGAACGTGTGGTTCAGGCCGCCCGCAATCGGAACAGCCCGCTGCATGCCTGTTTCGAATGGAATGACAGCAAGGCCGCCTCCGCCTACCGGCTGGAGCAGGCCCGGCAACTGATCCGCACCTACGTGATCGTGGAGCCGGCCGCGCCATCTCAGCCGGTTCGGGCTTACGTTTCGCTGCGCAATGACCGGCAAGGCGGCGGCGGTTACCGCTCGCTGGCTTCGGTCGTGAGCAACGAAGAGCTGTACCGCCAGCTGCTGGCAGATGCCCTGCTTGACCTCAAGTCGCTGCAGGAGAAGTATTCCCGCCTCAAGGAACTGAAGCGGATTTTCACCGAGATCGAAAAGCTGGAACGGCAACAGAAGTTGAAGTTGGCAGCATAGCAGCACCGATGCAGGGAAGCGATTGTTGAAGAGGGATTGGCACGGCAGGCAAGGCATGACCAGGCGAGGCGGGGCGCGTTCACGCATGGCGCCGCAGGCTAGGCTAGGTGTGGCTAGATTCGGCCCGCCCCCGCATGGCGCAGCACGACGCGGCAGGCAACGCACGATGTGGCAACGCATCGCAAGGCGGGGCCTGTAAAGGCAGCGAAGCAGGATGGCTCACTGGAAACAGTGGGCCTTTTTCATTGGAGCAGACATGGACCAGCGGGAACGAATCGGCGACCACCAAGACGCCATCCGGGTGGCGCTGGATGATCGCCAGTCCACGATCTGGACCAGCCTGCCTGGCATTGTCCAGTCCTACGATCCAGCGACGAATACCTGCAGTGTGTTGCCAGCGATTGCTGGCTGGAAGCAGAGCGCTGACGGAAGCATCGACAACAATGTGACTCTTCCCCTAATAGTGGATGTGCCGGTTCAGCTGATTGGCGGTGGCGGCTTCGTCACCACCTTCCCGCTCGCACAGGGCGATGAAGTGCTGCTGCAGTTCTGCAGCCGCTGCATCGACACCTGGGCGCAAAACGGCAAAGTCCAGGTGCAAGCCGAGCTGCGGATGCACGACCTATCCGATGCGGTGGCAATTCCTTGTCTATGGTCGAAGCCCCGTGTGCCCGGCGGCATCAGCACTGGAAGTGCACAGCTGCGTAAGGTCGACGGCAGCGCCTACCTGGAGCTTACGCAGGCAGGCGTCCTGAACATCGTTGCTCCCGGCGGTATCAACCTCAATGGCGTCCATATCGACGTCAGCGGCAACACTGACTTTGGCACGGCCACTGTGAAGCAGAACGGCAAGCACATCGACACGACGCACTACCACAACAACGTGCAGCCGGGCTCCGGCAATTCAGGTCAGGTCGCAGGTCCATGAGAGTCCGCGCGCTATCACCCTCTGGCGACTTCACCTTCGGCCAGGGGCAGGGGAACTTTTTGTCTAACAGCCCGGCGGCGGTCGCGCAGTGCATCGCGACCGCGCTGCAGCTGTGGGCCGGCGAGTGGTACCTGGACCTGAGCGCCGGCGTGCGCTACCAGACCCAGATCCTCGGCAACAACACCAGCGGCCTCTATGACGCCGAGATCCAGCGCGTCATCAAGGGCGTGCAGGGCGTGACCCAGATCGTGAGCTACAGCAGCAACCTGGACCGCGCCGCGCGGCGCCTCACCGTCTCCGGCCAGGTCCAGACGAAGTACAGCACCACCCCTGTCGCCTTCAACGTCGGAATCTCCGTATGAGCACCCTGGGCGTGACGATCAGCTCGACTGGCGCCTCGGCGCCCAGCTTCGCGGCCATCCTGGCGTCGCTGATCACGCAGTACCAGGCCATCTACGGCAGCGACTCCGTGCTCACGCCGGACAGCCCGGACGGCCAGTGGCTCGCCATCCAGGCCCAGGCCATCAACGACGGCAACGACGCCACCATCGCGGTCTACAACGGCTTCGCGCCGCAGTACGCGCAGGGCGTCGGACTGTCGAACATGACCAAGATAAACGGCCTGAAGCGACAAGCTGGCAGCAACAGCAATGCCGTGGTCACCATCGTCGGTCAGGCCTTCTCGACGATCACCAACGGCTTGGTCGGCGACAACGCCAACTTGGGCACGAAATGGGCCCTGCCGGCGAGCGTCACGATCCCCATGAGCGGGACCATCGACGTCACCGCCGTGTGCACGACCCCGGGCGCCATCACGGCCGCGGCCGGCTCCCTGACCAAGATCCTGACCCCCTCCCTGGGCTGGCAGAGCGTGACGAACGGTGCGGCGGCGGCGCCTGGTGCTGCACCGGAATCCGATCCCGCCCTGCGACAGCGGCAGTCGGTTTCGACCGCCCTGCCCGGCCAGGCCATCCTGGATGCCATTTACGCGAACGTCGCCGGCGTGGCTGGCGTCCAGGCGCTGAAGCCCTACGAGAACGCCTCGCCCACCACCGACTCCAACGGCCTGCCGCCCAGCAGCATTTCATTCGTGGTCAAGGGCGGCGCCGTCCAGGACATTGTCAATGCCATCGGCAACACCAAGGTGCCCGGCGGGAAGACCTACGGCACCACCAGCGGCACCTACACCGATGAAGTCGGCAACACCAGCACGATCAACTATTTCGTGCTGACGCAGACCACGATCTATGTCTCGCTGACGCTGACCCCGCTGGCTGGATTTGCCACCTCGACGGTGGCGCTGATCCAGGCCGCGCTGGCGCAGTACGTCAGCACCCTTGGGATCGGCGTTTCGATCCAGTACAACAAGCTCTCCGCGCCGGCGAACCTGTCTGGCTCCGCGGCCGTCCAGGCCTCGATCACCGTGCTGGGAGGCAATGGCCTCACCCAGGCCCAGCTTGAAGCCCTGGCGGCGACCTACGAGATCACGGCCCTCACCGTGGGTATCGCGCCGGCGCCGACCGGCACCGTAGATGTGCCCATCGCCTTCAACGCGGCCGCGGCGCTCACCGCCGGCAATGTTGTGGTGACGACGTGACCGCTGCAACGATTCAGCAGTACCAGTCGCTGCTGACGAGCCTGTATCGGCCACAGCCGAACTTCAACGCCGTCATCGCGCTTTTCGTCGAGCCCTTCGTCAACAACCAGAACGTGCTGGCGGGTCTGCCATCATTGATGGACCTCGACACCGCGGTCGGGGACCAGCTCGACAAGATCGGCCAGTGGATCGGCCTGTCGCGATACATCACGCTGCCGCCGCAGGGGCAGTACTTCAGCTTCGACATTCCGGCCGCCGGCTTCGACGAGGTGCCGTGGTTCGAGCCGGGCGATTCTCCAGGCACTGCGCTGACGCTGGATGACCTGCACTACCGCCTGGCGCTGAAGGCCAAGGTGCTGCGCAACCAGTGGGATGGGAGCCTGCCGGCCGCGTACGCGATCTGGGACACGCTGTTCTCCGGCACCGGCTACCAGATCAGCATCAAGGACAACGGCGACCTGTCGATCACCTTGGGCTTGCTGTATCAGATCGCGCCGGACGCCGACACCAAGGCGATGTTCTACGGCGATTACCTGAGCGTGCGGCCGTCGACGATCAGCATCCATACCTACCTGATCACCGACGTCGGCTTCACCCTCGTGGCCGCCGCAGAGCCCGGCGCGGTGCAGCTGGGCTTCAACACCATGAACGGCGTCAGCTACGCCGTCTACAAGGGCACCAGCCCTGGTGGTGAAGGCCCGACGCCGGTGTTCACGGCAACCGGCCCGGCGCCGACCGCGGCGAATCCGAATAGCACCGTGACAACCACGATCTCGGGGCTGACCCCGGGCACCACGTACTACTTCAAGGTCAAGGCCACCAACGTCTTCGGCCAGACCCTGACTTCGAACGAAGCATTCGCCACGCCTACCTGAGGCCTGAGATGGCAACCAACGACTTCCTCAAATTCGCCTATGGCGTAGGAGCCAACAAGATCAGTCAGGCGGTATATGCCGCTGCATCCTGGCTGGCTTCCGGCTTCCCCACCACGGGCACCGACAAGACCGCCTATTCCAACCAGCTCAACAAGGCGTGGAGCCAGTCCTCGTTCTGGGCGCAGCTGCTCGGAGACGCCATCGTGGCGAAGCTGAACAAGAACGTCGTCGATGACGGCGATTCGACGGGCAAACTGGCTGACTTCCTGCAAACGATGCAGCTCGTCGGCGCCACCGGCCCGGTCTTCGCCTTGGCATCGGCAGCGACTACCGATCTTGGCACGGCCGAGAAGGTCGCCGGGGGTGGCATCGCCTCGCATTTTGTCCAAGTCACCGGCGCGGCAGGCATCAATTCGTTCGGCAGCACCGCTGATGTTAGCCGCCCGCTGTACTTCGTGACGTTCACCGGCGCCCCCCTGCTCACCAACAGCGGCAACCTGCTTCTTCCCGGTGCCGCAAACATCCAGGCTGCGGCGGGCGATTTCCTCATCGCAGAGTACCTCGGCAGCGGCACTTGGCAAGTGCTTATGTACTACCAGGCGCGCAGCCCAGCGTCGTCAGGCAGCAATGCCAATGGCTGGTGGGAGAAGCGCTCCAGCGGAGTATTGGAGCAGTGGGGATATCTACCGGTCAGCGCGGCGGGCGCCCTCTACACCGTCACCTTCCCGCTGACACCGGGGGCTGGCGGCTTCACCAACGCGGCCAACATCGTCGGCACCTACTTTGGCAATAACTTCACCGGTGTCGGCGACAGCACGAGCGAAATCACCAACATCACCACGGCGAGCATGGACATCCGCAACACCAACGGAGCGACGTCGATGGGCTGGCGCGCGATCGGTCGGTGGAACTAAGAGGCATAGCCCATGAGCGTCAATGAATTCGTTCCCTTCGCGGCCCAGCCTGGTGCGGTGGTCACTCCACAGAGTGCCTATGCCGGTGCACGAAGCACACAGCTCGGCTATTCGCCGGGTCCGGTGCAGCCGGCGGACATCAACAAGGCCCTACGCCAAGCAACGTTCGTCAGCGCGGCTCTCGCCCAGGTCATCGTCAATACGCTCGGCCAGAGCGTGCTCGACAACGGCGACTTAGCTGGCCTGGTCTCGCAACTGACTCTGGTACTCGCCGGCTCCGGCAGCAGTCTGCGCACGGCTTCCGATACATTCAGCAGCGGCGCCGGCCCCTTCCCCCTGAGCTTCCAGCCTGATGGGAAGTTGCTGCTGGTTTTCTTCGATGGCATCGAGCAACCCACCGACAACTGGTCGCTGCAAGGCCAGCAGATCGTCCTCGATCCAAGCGTGGACCACACGCTTTTCAGCACGGTCCGGGCTGCCTACACCTACCTGAGCAGCGCTTCGCTGCGCGTCCACAACGACTCCTTCGCGGTGTCGGTGCCGGGTCCATACACGCTGTCACAGCAACCGAATAACTCAATGCTGCTCGTCTTCTTCGACGGCATCGAGCAGCCGTCGGCAAACGTTGTCATATCCGGCCGCTCGCTCAGTATCGCGCCCGGCGTCGACCAGACCACCTTCCAAACCGTGAGGCTTTCCTATGCGTTCTAAGCTTCTGCTGCTGCTCACAGCCATCGCGCTTCCCGCATTCGCGCAGCAGACGATCAATGGAAAGGTCATCCAGGACCAGACCACGCCGCTGACCAAGCTCGTGCCGCAGTCGGGCCAGACGCTCCTCTGCAATTCCACCGGCGGCACTGCGCCGCCGACCGCTTGTACGGCCAGCCAGGCCAAGAGCGTGCTAAGCATCACCAGCGGCGACGTGTCCGGACTAGCCCCGGTCGCCACGAGTGGTTCCGCCTCTGATCTGGGCACCGGCATGCTGCCGGCGGCGCGGCTTCCGGCGCCGACTGGCTCGACCCTGGGTGGCGTCAAGAGTGCGGCGCCGGTCGCCAACCAATACGTGACTGGCATAAACGGCTCTGGCGTTATTACCACGGCTCAGCCGGCCACGTCGCAGGTCGCCAACGACTCCACCGTCCCCGGCTCGACCACGCAAGCCGCCCTGGGCGACCTCGATCTCCAGAACGAGGCCGTGACCCAGGCGGTGCTGCTGAAATTGCAGCGCGGCCAGGACGTGACCTTCGGCCAACTCTCCGATTCCACGGGCGACACCCAGCTATATCTCACCGACAATACCCAGCCGCTCACCTACCTGCGGCAGTTCGCGGTGCTGCTGGGGCCGCAGTGGCCGGCCTACACGGTCGCTTACTCGCAGTGGCTGGACCCCACCACAAGCGCTCCGGCCGCCACCGCTGCACCGTACACCTGGTACGCGCCGACGATCCTGCAGACCGGCCCGTCCGGCCTGTCGACGCACAATGTCTCGGGCGCCACCACCAGCAACGTCATCACCGACAGCAGCATCGCCTCGGGCGACGCCGGCAAGCACGTCCTGGGCCTGGGTATCCCGCCGCATGCCTTCGTCGGTGTGGTCACCGCCGGCACCAGCTTCACCCTCCTCAACGAGGAGGGCAACGCGATCTACCCGACACAGACGCTGGGGCCGACGGCATGCGGTGGCAGCCAGTGCACGGTGCAACTAGGCGCGGATCCGGTCATCCACTTCTGGAGCGTAGCCATCTCTGGCTCCCGCTCCTTGTACGGCTTCGGCCAGTATCGCGATCCCTCCCTGGGCGTTATCCGCCCGGACCTGTGGTTCTTCAACCACAGCCACAACGAGATCCAGACCAACATCGGATCCAACGGGCAGAACAACTTCTTCACCGACGTGCTGCGCTCGGTGGAGCAGCTGACCGCGGTCCATCAGGCCCCGGTCATCATGATGGGCCAGAACCCCCGCTTCGACAGCACCTCGCTGCAGGCGGACGAACCGATCAAGACCCGCATCGTCTCTCAGATCGCGGCGCAGCGTGGCTATGGCTACGTCGACGTGTGGTCGGTGTTCAACGCGAACCCGAGCTGGCAAAGCCAGTGGATGAGCAACAATCTGCACCCCAACACCACCGGCTACGGAGTGTGGGCCGGCCTGGTCAACAGGCTGTTTCAGCCGAAGTCCTTTGGGCGCATGGCTCCGCCGTCGGTGCCGAAGTCGCTATTCCAGACCGCAGCGCAGGAGCAGCTGGTGGCGGACGGCCTGCTGCTGGACTGGAACGCGGACGGCACGCTGCCGATCCCCGGCCTGACCGCAACCAACATCACGTACAGCAAGGACACAACCGACTTCCCCGGCGTCACCGCGCTGAAGCTGGTCGCGACCTCTTCCAATAACACGCTGGACATTCCGCTGGCGGTCAGCGGCCCCAACTCGGTAGCCGGCCAATGGGTCACCGCGCAGATCCTATGCCGCTACGACGTGGGCACGGACCCCACCGAGAACTGCGCGCTCGGTCTGCATTACATCGATGCCAACAACGGCGCGGTCAAGGTCAATTCCACCGCGCCGTCCATCGCCTACAACAACGGCAAGCGCGATGGACAAGGCAACTGGTTCTGGCACTCGGTCACGCTCTACTTCCCCCCGGGCGTGAAGTTCGCCGACCTGTTCCTCTATGGCGACGAGCTCGGCTCGAGCACCGCGACCTACATCCAGAAGATCATCGTCCAGCGCGGCCGCACGCTCAGCGGCAGCCTGTCGCCGCCGCAGCCGATCGTGCCGGTCACCGGGTTCCTGCAGGACTACATGGTCAACAACTCGGCCGGCGTGAACCCGGCCAAGGTGGCTGGCCTCGGGACGTACCTGAACACCGTCATCGGCGCCAATTTCCCCGGCACCGCTGGCAACTACTTCAGCACTCCATCCGCCAGCGCGAACCGCATCACCGGGAACATCGAGCTGCGCGCCCTGCTCCGGGCGGGCTATATCACCCGACCGACCGGGCAGGCAAACCTGATCGGCAAGTCCGGCGGCAGCGCGCTTTGCTACCGCTTCTTCGTCAACGGCTCCGGCGCCTTGCAGTTCGCCACATCGACGAACGGCACCACCGAGGTGTCCGGCAGCTCGGGCGCGTCACTTCTGCCATCGCCGCTGACCTCGGACCTATGGGTTCGCGCCCAGCTCACCGCGTCGACTGGTGCCGTCACGCTGTGGACGGCGCCGGTCAATTCGGACGACTCCGCTGGCACCTGGACCCAGCTCGGGGGCACGACGATCCTCGGCTCGTTGACGATCTTCGATTCGGCCACCCAGGTGGTGGAAGCCGGATCCGGATACCAAGGCACGGCACTGAACTCCACCGGCCCCATCGGGCGCGCCGAGATCGCAACCACCCTGGGCGGTTCCGCTGTGGTGCAGTGGTTGCTGCCTTCGGCCGGCGCGCGGAGCTGGACGGCCGGAACTGGCGAGGTATGGACCGCCTTCGGCACGGTGCCGACACAGTTTGGCCCAGGCAAGTCGATGGTGCTTCCGCCAGTGACCACCAGCAGCATCGGAGGATCGGCGCTGACCGCCGGGCAGTGCACCAGCGGCACGGTATCGGTGCCGGGCGCCACCACGTCCATGGCGGTTGCCGTCTCGGGCGCGGCCGCCAACGACCCCGGCGACAACTTCGTGACACGAGGCTTCGTCAGCGCTCCTGGCACTGTCACCTTCAAGGTTTGTGCGATCACGGCGGGTACGCCCGCTAACCAAGCCTATGTCGTGTGGGTGGCCGGCCGATGAGCCCCAACTTTCTCACCTGCGCCGCCGGCGTCCTCAACAGCGAGGGCCTATATCAGTGCGATCCCGAGGATGACGGCAACTGGTCCGGCGGAACAGCCGGCGCTGGCGCTCTGATTGGCACTTGCCGCGGCATCTCCGCACCGGTGCTGGCGTCCTGGCGCAGGACGCCGGTCACTGCCGCCGACATGCGCGCCCTGACGCAGGAAGAGGCGCTGGCGATCTACGATGCCAGGTACTGGGTGCCGCTGCACGGCGACGAACTGCCGTTGCCGCTGGCCTACGTCGCGCTGGACTCCGAGGTGATGAGTGGCCTGGGATCGCGCACCGGCCACATCCACCGCACCGTGGCATGGTTGCAGGGCGCCCTGGGCGTCGCGGTCGACGATGCGCTCGGCCCCATCACCATCAACTCTGCCCAGGTCGCCGACCTGTCGACGGTGATCCCCGACTTCGAGCGCCGCCGGCTCGCCTTCCTGCAATCCCTGCCGAAGTGGCCGCACTACGGCGGCGGCTGGGGCGCACGTGTCGAGCGCGTCCAGGCAGCCGCCATGGCCCTCATCCCTTCCCCCATCGCCGGCGGCGCCGGCCAGGAGTAGCACCCGTGGATCCGACGTTGCAGAACGCCCTCATTTTCGCCGCCGCCGGCATCGCCGGCATGTTCGGCCATTACTGGAAAGCTTGGTATCGGAAGGAGATTGCCGGCAACCTGCTGGACTACCTCTTCCGCGACAACCCGCGCGCCACTGCGGCGTCGTTCAGCGGCGTCATTGCGGCTGCGGCGACCGCCTGGTTCACCGGCACGCTCGACGACCTCACCCTGAAGCCGTTGCTGATGGCCGGCTTCACCGCAGGCTTCACGCTCGACTCTACCCTGAACAAGAGCACGACGGCCGTGCAGGCCGCGCCGCAGGGCGACATGGCCCCCAAACAGGATGGTTTTGTTCGGCTGGGTCTGCTACTCGGCATGGCTACGGCCGGCTTGCTGCTGCTCGGCCTAGCCAACTGCGCCTCGACGCCGAACGTGCAGTCTGCCGCCTATGACGCCCAGCTCACCGCCGACGCCGCAGTCAAGCAGATCCCGATCCTGCTGGGCAACGGCGCCATCACACCTGCCACCGCGACCAAGATCCGGAATGCCGCCGTGATCGTCTATGGCGCCGCCGGCGCGCTGCAGGGCTGCACGGCCGCCTGCTCCACCGCCGACCTCGACGCCGCGCTCGCGGCGCTGGCCGCCCTGATCCCGCAGAAATAGGAGAACTACCATGCCCGCCCTTGCCATCCAGCTGCTGACCCTCCTGCTGCAGGAAGCCCCTCAGCTCATGGATCTGTATCACCAGTTCGTCATCGCCAACGGCCGCGCGCCGACGGCCGACGAGCTGGCAGCACTCGCCTCGTCCTGGCAGGCCGACCTGGCCGCGGCCGACAAGGCGATCCAGCAGGCCGGTCAAGGCTGAGCCGTGCCCTGGCCATACCGCCTCATGGTGCTGCTGGCCATCCTGCTCTGGGTGATCGATCTCGCCCGGCGCGAATTCAAAGCCTGGAGGGAGAAGCGATGGACGCGCAAGCACTGATGGAAGTCCTAGGCTGGGCGGCGGCCGGCGGCACCGGCCTTGGAGCAGCGGTTGGCGGCTCGGTATTCGCCTACAAGCGCCTGATGGGACGCCAGCCGCATCAGGAGGGCGAGCACTACGCCGACCTATCCGCAAAGCTGGACCGCCTGGAGGGTCGAGTCGACCGCATCGAGGCTGGCATCCAACACCTGCCAAATTCGGAGACAATCATCCGCCTGATCGAATCGGTCCATGGCGTCGACAAGAAGGTCGCCAGAATCGAGGGCTTCATGCTCGGAACGAAGAGCCTGGCGGACGAATGAACGCCCGTCCTGACCTCGCCGCACTGCTCCCCTACGCAACGCCGAGGCAGGCCCAGTTTATCGACGCCATCACAAGGCTCGGCAGCTATCGCAAGGCTTCAGAGGAAACCGGCGTCGGCGTCCGAAAGATCTTCGAGACGATTGCCGGCCTTCGCCGACGGGCCGCCCGCGAAGGACATGCTCCGGGCAACTGGGACAGCGGAGTTGCCCCCGGATACCTGATGGGCAAAGTGACCGTGCAGCGCGACGCTGGCGGCGCCGTGGAACGCACCTGGGAGCGGCAGAGCCCAGACCAACAGCTGGTGCTGGAGGCTCTACGCGCTGCGGTGACGTCTCTCGCCGAGGAAATCCCGCGCCGGCCGGCGGTCAAGCCACCAAAGCTTACCGCCGAGGCTCTGGCCACGGTCTACACCCTGACCGATGCTCACGTCGGCGCCCTGGCCTGGCGGCAGGAGGCAGGCGCGGACTGGGACCTGCGCATCGCGGAACGCACTCTCACCGGCTGCTTCGACGCCCTCGTGGAAGGCGCGCCCAAAGCCTCGCTCGGCATTGTGGCGCAGCTGGGCGACTTCCTGCATATGGACAACATTTCCCCCGCGACGCCCACCAGCGGCCATCTGCTGGACGCCGACGGCCGGTTCTCCAAGGTCGTGCAGATCGCCGTCAGCATCCTGCGCCGCATCGTCGACCGCGCCCTGCAGAGGCACCGCAAGGTCATCGTCCTGATGGCGGAGGGCAACCACGACATCAGCTCCAGCATCTGGCTTCGCGTGCTGTTCGCCGCGCTCTACGAGAAAGAGCCGCGGGTGCAGGTGATCGACTCGCCACTGCCCTACTACGCGATCCAGTTCGGCAAGACCTTCCTCGGCTGGCACCACGGCCATCTGAAGAAGAACAACGAACTGCCGCTGCTGTTCGCCGCCCAGTTCCCCAAGCTCTGGGGCGACACGACGAAGCGCTACGTCCACACCGGCCACCGCCACCACGTCGAGGAGCGCGAGCATAGTGGTATCACGGTGATCCAGCACCCCACGCTCGCGGCGCGCGACGCCTACGCGGCCCGCGGCGGCTGGATCGCCGAGCGCCAGGCATCGGCCATCACCTACCACGCGGAGTACGGCCAGGTCGGCCGCAACACGGTGGTGCCGGAGATGATCGGAATTGAATGATGACCCGCGACGTCGACGCCCTCGTCTATGCCGCCGAGGACTGCATGATCGCGGCCGTCGGTGATCGGCGCTTCGACTCGCTGGCCGACATCCGCGGCTACATCCGCATCCTGGTGGTGCAGGACTGGTTTCTGCGCCGCTGGCCGCAGCCGATGCAGTTCACCGTGCGGAATGGCGCCGGCCTGCGCGGCTACGCCCAATGCGCGACCTACGATGGGATACGCTTCGAAATCTGCCTGCCGCGCAAGAAGTGGACGCACTTCGTCGTGCTCCACGAGATCGCCCACGCCTGCGTCTGGAACAGCTGCTTCCAGGACCACGGCGTGATGTTTCGCGAGGCACTTCTCTACCTGGTCCGGCGCCGCATCGGCCTCAACGCCTACCTGTTGCTGCAGGCGCAATGGCAGGCGGCCGGGCTTCCCTGCTGAGGTTCACATGACCGACTTGAAGGATTCAGGCACCCGGCGCGAGTTCAGCACCGGCGCCGTCCGCGACGCTGCCGAGGGCAAGGGCGCATTCGACCTGCTTCCCATCTACGGCATCCTCGCCGGTGCGCTTCAGATGGAGCGCGGCGCGAAGAAGTATGCGGCGCGGAACTGGGAGGCTGGAATGCCGCTCAGCCGCTTCGCCGACAGCGCCATGCGCCACCTCGCCAAGCTGATTGCCGGCTTCGACGACGAACCGCACCTCGACGCCGCGCTATGGAACCTCATGTGCCTGGCCGAGGGCCGGGAGCGCATCAAGCGAGGTCTCTGGCCGGCGGAGCTGGACGATCTGCCGAAGACATACGCCGGCCAGCAGCCAGGGTTCTGATGGACACACATTCCTGGCTGGCGACCTTTGGCGCCTCCTTCGTCTTCGTTGGACTGAAGGCAACCCAGCAGCTGCACGTCACATCCGGCCAGTACCTGCGCGTGATCCCAACCAGCCTCGCCATGGCCTGCACCGAGGTCTTCATTGTGGCTAGCGTGGCCAGGAACGGCTGGGGCTGGATGGTCCTGCCGGTTGGCCTCGGCGCTGGCCTGGGCTGCTGCGCAGCGATGTGGCTTCATCGGCGCACGACACGCGCCTGAGGCTGCCGGCATCGGTCCGCGCCGTCCGGCTGCCGCGGCGACCAGATCGTGAGGACGGCGCCGACGTGCCCGCACCGCTGGCACTTCAGCCGGTCCAGGAACTGCTCCAGCGGGTAGTCCATGCCGTACTGCTCGGCCAGGTCGGTGGCGTCTCGCGTGACTGCATGGGCGCAGTCACGCAGCGGCGCGCCGCAATGCAAGTTCAGCCAGAAGCGGCCGGCCAATTCGCCGAGGGTGTGATAGGCGTAGGGCAT